AGGTGGAAACTATTGCTAGAAACGCTTGCGCCGTTATCAACAAGTCGCTTCCCGTCAATCTCAAATCCATAGATAAGCATTCCCGAAGCATCACTTGATGTTTTAGTGATGACTATGGAAGTAACCGTGCCACTAAAAGAAACATCGGTTTTAGTGGTGGCTGAAGACCCCGAGGTTAAATTAACGGCGGTGCCTCCATTGACGGAAATTGTAGCGGTACCACTACCAGTCATACCGCCAAGAAAAGAAACAGTGTTGCTGCAAGAGACCCCTGGGCTAAGGGTCAAAGTTACAACCGCTGTTTGAGAACCGTCTCCGTTTCCGTGCGCGTAATTAGCATCATTGTTATTGAAAGCATTCGTTGCAGGATAGGAACTATGAAAAGTGCCACTATTGCCTGTTGTAGTAATATTGTTGCTCCATGTTTGGCTATTATCAAACAACTTGTAATTCCCAGTAAACTCTTTTGGCTGCCAAACATTATTGTCGTCAAACTCACCGAAGTCAGTCGGATCAAGTGCTTGGCCGTCAATCGAATAAATGTCTGCAAGATAACCATCAAATGCTGCGATACCACTACTGAAAGCGCCAACAGCATGAGCAACTGTATTGTTATAGTTTGATTCGTAATTAAGCGAAGGGTATGTAGCCGTGGAAAATGTCGTAATTCTTACGCCATTAATATAAAGTCGCAAACGGTCAGAGCTAGTGGCATTCGTGGAATCAAACACAAAGACAATGTGATACCAGCTAGAAGTGTCCCTAAATACAGGGGTTGTTGTTAAACGCCAGTTGTAGCTTGACGTATATCCTCTAAATTCGATTGTGTCACTGCCCGTAAAATAAGCGCCCGTGTATTCGGGTGACGTTGCAGTGTCAAACAAATGAAGGGAATGGACGCTTAGTTTTCCGCGCTTCACCCACCCACTCCAAGTCCACGTCCTGCGATTGCCTGCAGACGACGGAGTTCTACTTAGATATGCACTGTCGGCACTGTTAAACCGCAAGCTGCGGTCAATCTGATAGCCAGCCTCTGCTGCACCAGTCAGTAACAAAGGGGTTGCAGATCCAGGAATCATGAGACGTTCAGAAGTGCTTGTGCAGAAATACGAGTGGAGCTATCCACAAAAAACGCGATAATATCTACTGCAGATGCAGTTGTCGTAAGTGTTGGAGCTGTACCTCCAGCAAATTTCCAATAATTTCCGAACGCTAGGGTTCTACTTCCGGTGCTATCTTGCGAGACAATGATCACACCCGATTGACCTGCAGTTAAGTTCGTCGGATTAGCCAATGTTCTATTCCCACCAAGTGTCACACTGTAATTATTGCCTGCAGCGAAATCAGGAGTGATTGTTGCATCATCAGTTAGAGCAGTGATTGCTCCTCGTTGCGCCGCAGTAAATGTTTGTGCTGTGTCTGTAACAGCATTTGCAGCAGGTACATTAGCTTGTGTTGATACAAGCGCACTTCCTTCTTTTACGTAAAGCTTATCTTGATCTGTTGCATAGCAAATCTCACCTTCCTGAATATCAGCAACAGAGCCGTTCAGGTTTGCGTAGGTTCCCCGAGCAATACGTAATGGTGTTCTAGTACTAGGTGTAGGCATTAGTCGAATGATCCTCCGTCGAATGTTGATGATGCTGAAACCAATGAATAACCTGTATTAAAGTTTCCACCGTCTACAACTAAAGTGGCATTTGAATCCACATATTGTTTGGTCGCAGCCTGCAAATCAGATACAGGATCAGCTGCTAATGTTAAAGGACCTGTCATAGTTCCTCCAGAAATTGGCAATCCATTTCCACTGCCACCGCCGCCGCCCCCGCCGCCACTTCCAGATCTACCCATTAAAGTTCTGAAAGTAGATGTAGAAGGTACTGTTAATACAGCACTTGATCCAATTGCAAGAGTACCGACTGCACCGGTATTGGTGTTTGCAGTAACTACCTTATCGACTGTAAGAGTTGTAGGGGTCTCAACGAATTGATTGCCACCTGTTACTGCAGTAGATGTTCCAAGTGTTTTCCACTTTTCTCCATCGTAGGTATATCTAATGCCATTAGAAGCATTAAATGTATCACCAGCGTTCGGATTATTTGGAAATTGGATTGCAGCCATTATTGCTCTCCCTGCAGATTAACGACTTCAATAAGGTATCTTTAGTATATCGAAAATGGTGGCTCAATACTTACTCTTTTGGCTCTACTGCAGTCTGATCATTGAGAACTGCATTCTCTTCTTCAAATTGTAAAGTGTCCATTAATCCCTGAAGTAAGTTGACACTTAGTGCCAATAAAGTGCTGTCGCCAGTAGCCTTTGCTGCTGCATATGAGTTGATAGCTGTTATCAAATCAGATTTTTTGCAAGCCATTGTATCTATTTAACTTTTATGATTCTACTTAAATTAAATATTAGGCGGCTGCAACAGAAAGGCTGCCAGCATTGGTTACTGTAACTTTATACCGTGTGCCATTAGGTGATTTGAGAATCACGCCAGTGCTCGCGGTTGTTAGCTCTAGGTTTCCACTTGTATCCCACTGAGGTCCACCCGTACTGAGATATGAAGGGGTTACAGACCCTACAGGAATACCACCGTTCCAGCTTGGGTTGCCCTCAACCCATTGACTTGAATCACTATCTGTGTAGTAGATATAAGTACGCCCTTCATCCGTGTCGTACCACTGGTCTCCTTCATTTGCACTTGACGGAGCAGAAGTGCCAACAAATGTCTGTCGGCTACCAACCGTAATCCAACTACCGTCAGCTCTCAGGAATTTTTGAGTACCACCACCTGAAAATGGAACTAAGCCGTTGTTTGTTGATGTAAATGTCGGCAGTGCAACACCAGTACCTGTACTAGACGTAATCGTTGAACTACTTGCTGTGTAACCTAAGTTCGTAGGGGTTCCTGGAGGTGAGGCCCAAGTCCCATCGGCTCTAAGGTAGTTAACACTTCCACCACCGGAAAGTGGAGTAAGGCCTGCAATCGTGCTGCTGAACAAAGGCAATGTGGCATCAGTACCAGTATCTGATGCAATTACTCTTGTTGCACTGTCATAGGACAGGTTAGTCGTACCAACGAAGCTTGCGGTTGTATTAATCGTGATATTTGCTGATCCATCGAATGAAGCTGAACCAGTCAAGTCTCCTGCAAGACTAATTGTTCTTGCTGTCTGTAGTGCTGACGCTGTATCGGCATTTCCAAGTAATGTCGCAGTAATGTTTCTTGCAGTAAAGTCGCCAGAAGCATCACGAGCAACAATTGCATTTGCCGTATTCAAGTTTGTTGCGGTTGTTGCAGAGTTTGCGACTTTGCCTGATGTCGTGATTGTTGCTAAGTAGGCATCAGCGATTTGTGTGCCCTGCCACGTACCAGTGTTGATTGTCCCAACACTTGTCAGACTTGACCCAGTAACACCTGCACCAAGTGAGGTTTCCGTTAATACTTGACTACCATTAACGTAGTAGGACTTGCCTAATGCAAGGTCAATATGTTCACTTGATGTCCAGGCATCAGTGCTATTCGCCCAAGCAAAGGTTTTATCCGTAGAACCTTTTAAAGTAAGACCACCACCGTCAGCAGTAACGTCAGTGGGAGTACTAACAGTTCCAAGCTGAATATTGGAATCTTTAATCGTTACGATCGGTGAGTCTAAAGAAATGCTTGTGCCTGTTGCCGTAAGAGTTCCTGCAATAGTGACGTTGCCATCAAAAGTCGATACTCCTGTGACATCTAATGTTCCAGGTACATCAATATTGGATGTCCATTCAACTCCCGTACCTGCAGCATTGGTCTGAATTAATTGGTACGACGATCCGTCAGCAAGCTTACTAACATCAATTTCTGCTGACGCGCTGATGTCGGCATTAATAATTGAACCATCAACAATGTTGGCACTTGCAACTGTCACGTTATTAGGCAGAGCACCAGCAGCAATATCGCCTGGCGACACACCACCTGAGATTTGTGATGATTGCAGCGTAATGCCAGACGGCAGTGACCCGTTAGCCAGTTTTGTTAAAGCAATAGCTGCACTTGCATTGATGTCTGCATCAACAATTGTTCCGTTGACAATGTTGGCACTTGCTACTTGAACACCAGACGGAAGAGTACCAGACGCAAGCTTGCTTAATCCAATTGCTGCCGACGCATTAATATCAGCATCAACAATTGCTCCATCTGCAATCATTGAACTTGTGATTGAACCGTTATCGCCTGTAGTCACCAACGTACCTGATACATCAGGAATCACGACGGCATGGTCTGCAGAAGGATTCGCAACAGAAAGTGTTGTTTCATAGGCATTAGCCGACGAACCTTCAAATGTAATGCTGCCGTTATTCAGATAGATGTCTGAAGAATTTAACGTTAGACCTGCATTTAGCACAAGGTTTCCAGTCAACGTGTCTCCATTGGAGTTCACGTACCGATCATCTAACGTGCCACTCTGATGATTGCTGTTGTTAGGATCAGGAATAAGGTTGGTATCAAATTTTTCCGTACTAGCATCTAACCATTGTGCTGTATTGCCGTCATCGTAATAGATATAAAGACGTTGATCGTCCGTATCCCAATATAAATTTCCAGCACCTGGACTTCCCGGTGGCGTGGCAACCGTCGGGATAATTGCTTGATAGTTAGTAAATGACAGGTTGTTTTTACCTGCTAATCTGACAATCGAACCAGCGCTGTCCTTAATGAAGATGGCAGGATCATTAGAGTTAAAGTTGATGGCTAATTCACCATCCAGCATATTTGCAGCGGTTGGCTCCTTAGCCGCTCCACTGTCTAAGACATTTGAATTCTTTAGCTGAATCTTCATTGATTAAAGCCCTAGACATCTTCTTGATATTTATATTTTAGCTTTTATCTGCTATGCCAATATTCTTTAATTTCGATACAATCTGTTCTTTAAGAACGGCTGCAAGTAAGTTTTGATAGGTCATTAGCTGCTTGGTTACTTCTTTCAAGCTATTTCTCAAAACTTCTACATCTGAACATCCATCTACTTCGTCCGTAATTACTCGAAGTTTTAGAACTTTTTCTAATGGTAGTTCAAAGTCTTCAGGCTTAAACATGACTTGTAAGTATCACTTTCCTGCTTAAACAATAGCGCACTTATTTATTGAGTGCTATCAAGCACCACATACGCTGTTTCAATTGGATCTAGGTTTAAGCCATTAGACATTGCAAATACTATTTCTGATATAGATATACCTGTTCTTTGGTATGAAAGGTTATATGCATTTGCTGAGTTGATTATTTCTTGTACAAGTTTCTCATTAAACTTCTCTGCCGCATTGGACCAGCGCCTATCGCTCCCAATCGGATACTGATTTGGTTCTCTCACACGTACATCATCATTAAACATTGATGCTATGACGTGCTTACACAGCTTGAAACTCAAACGATGTTTGTCTGTCTCCCAGCTAGCAGCCTTACCTGCCACCTTATTTTGACCAATCATGTCAAACTCGTCAGGACTCAGAGCTGTTGGTAGTGGATATCTTTGCTGTCGATTTGTCTTCCGAGTGTCTCCATCTTGATTTGATTGAGGCATCGCCAAGATAGTGTGGGAGTAATTAGGACACGAGCACGAATAAGTGATCGAAGGTCTCAATGCTAAGCCGCTTGTAAATATCTCATCCATCCAAGGATTTATATCTGTATGTAAGTCAGTCCATTTCTCGTCTGTTGTGAAGGTTTTAGCGAAGCTATTGTCCGTAAAGACCAGTTGCGTTCCTGACTCTAAAGCCGGATACAGTTTGATTTCTGCAAAGTAGGGTCTAGATTCAATGATCAATTCATTGTTTACGATATCTGCTTTTTCAACTACAAATGGAATAATTGAATATGAAATGTCTTGTACAAGTCCTTGTACAACTTCTCCGGTCAAGTACTTACTTCCAAAGTATTTCTGATAAGAAGCTTTCTTAAATACGTATGAACCTTCGATTGTGTACGACGCATTTGCAGTTGTAAAGATCGTCGGAAGATCTGTAAGGTCTAGCATCGAAGGTGGCAACTCATTCACTCCTTGATCCAATCCAACCAGTGCTTGACCTGTTTCACTTTCTCTAATTGATACCTCAAAGAAGTAATCATCATCTTTGAAAGTAACGTTATTTATGTTTGACAATGACTTGTCAATAAAGAAATCTGTGACATAAATAATTTTGTTGGTCAGTAGCTCTGGATTTGCCAGGATGTCTAAGGACCCCTCTGCATTTTTAACCTGATTGTTGACGCCTTGGTTTGGAATGAAGTCCCCACTGTTTGTGGTTATATTCACGTCTGCAACGGGGATTGTAATCTTTACTGTTGTTGCTTTCTGATCTAATTCGACAAAGTTCTTCAACTCATCTGACAGTGTTCTGCCTGTGTATATTGCAGGTTTAGTATCGGATGTCAGTATCTTTTTGAGTGTCGCTTCAGTTCGATTGTCCTCTGTGTACGCACCATCAGCAATTCTCTCGCCCACCATCTGTAGTAGCAAGCGTCCTGTTGTTGCGTCTGGATTGACGGAAACGAAAATTTCTCCATTATTAAAGTTATCGGTATACGTAAACGAATCATTCTTTACGCTTGTTACTGTGCCTAGTGATATATTCTCTGGCGTTCTTTTGACAACATAGTGTGTATTTGTATCCGCCTTCATAGTTGGATACTCATATCCCGAAAATGTATTACTTATTTCGTAGGGTGTGTTTTTGTACAGCGTTGCATCAAGCAGTGCATCTACGAACGGTGTGTTACTGCCAGTCTCCTCTAAACCTGGGTCATAGTTTACGTTTTTAATCTTTAGTGTGGTCCAAGCAGTGCGGTTATATATCTCATAACCCTTACGCCACTTGACCCAATCACTTTCTAAGTTCCACTGATCGATAACACTTCTTTGAACCGTAGATCCGAATTCCCGGTTACTCGGATAAAAACCAGAAGCCCTTGGATTACCAAGGGATCGATCTATACTTGCAAACCCTTTAAAGGCGTATACACCGGGATTAAAGTCACTACGCTTTCTAGGCATCAATAGAATCCGCCGTGGACTCCAAGTAAGGGTGCTTCTGTTGCCGTATCACTAGAGGTCTTTTTCTTTACTGCAGCCCAGAGACACTTGCCTTTAGGGATATAGAGAGCTTGGAACTGTGTACCAATAACCAGGTTGGAGTCTGTAGAACCTTGACCAGGAACTGGATTCAGCACATAGGGCATTGCGCCATAAACAGTCTTAGATCCTTCAGTCGTAGCACCGTTAAAGGTTCCAAGAAAAGAAGCTTGAGATGCTCTTAAAAAATCTTTTGCACTACTTATATACATATTGATTGTATAAGCAGTGGTCGTAGCTCTTGCTAAAGAATAGATTTCACTAATAATTGCACCATCGTTACTAGTGCAATCTACAATTAGTTTTGCACCGTTTGAACCACCAATAGTGATCACAGAGTTTGTTTCAACTGTTGCACCAGCAAGGTCAACAATCTCATGCAGTACTCGATCAACCAGAAGTGGTTGCTTATTAGTAGATGTTGAAGCCATTACGCTTTACCTCTTTTCTTTCCTTTTGTTTGCTTAGTCGCACCTGGCGTCATTGCCATACCTGCGTATTGCTCCATTGTAGGTAATGGTGTACCTTGACCAGCATTAAAACCTGGAGGGGTTTGAATATTTGCAGGTTGACCAGTAAGACCCATAAAACTCTGAGGCTTACCTTGCATAGATGGGTGCATATTGATGCGACTAGCTTGCATCATTTCAGCAGGAGGAGTGGGGGCTGCAAACAATGCAAGTGTTCCACGCTGGTGGCCACGCATAGTTCCCGAACCTTGGTTCGGCATTTGTGAACGCGGTACAAAAGCAGGATTGATTTCACCACCATCAACGCCAAGTTGCGTTGCATTCATCAAACCTTTGTCCCCATAAGGAAATTCGTTCACAACCTTCCCATCGGGACCGGGCAGTGCACTCAGCTGAGGACCAAAGCTGGTGACATTACCAGGGTGGTTCATCTGTGTCGTCGGGTCACCTGGAGTAACCGACATGTTGATTGACAATCTTTCCCGATTAGGGTCAAGAGCAATGGAGTTTTGTTGAACTTTAGATTTTGCCATTATGCAATCCTCATAGTTTCAGAACGATCATTATTGCCAAAGTCAGCGTTACCGGCAGCCTTTGCATAAAGTGCGAGACGTTGATCTAACTTGTCCGTTCCTACAGAATTTTGCTCTGGAGGTGCAGGAGGCGTAGGTACTGTCTCGGGAGCAGGCACTTTGTTTACTACAGGCTGTATACCGCTGGTGTAGGGGTTTCCATCGCCTTGAGCTCGGGCTTGCTTAAGTCTTTGTTCATAGTCAGATTCCTGACTATTCATTGTAATTTTATGAGCACCGTGCGTATTTACGGCATACATGATTTTATTTAAATAGCCTAAACCTATTCTACACTTAAGACCAATCAGTGCTGAGCATCATGCGAGTTCCAACTGCAGTATCAGCAGGACCAGGCACAGCCATAATAAATTCAGCTCCAGATCTTTCAAATGCATATCGACGTACCTCAGGACGACGATAGTTTGGTACGTAAAGGCTTTCTGCTAGACGATCTACTTCTCTAAGATAGATTTCTCTAAAGTATTCGTCACCCTTCAGCGGATCTGACGTATTAATCGTACGGCTAACGTCACCTGAAATAATCTCTTGACGAGAAGGATTAAGCGTTCTGCTGCCATTATCATCAAAGTAATCGTCAGGAATAGCTGCACTAGCTCTCCATGCAATGTCACATCGTTTTATATGGTAGTTAATTTGCTCATACCAATAGTCATCTGGTATGAGAGACATCGCTTCTTCTAAACGTGAACGATCACCAGCAGGGATTTGTGCACCAGCATTAAAACCAAGATGAAATCGAACTTTAGATTTTAAATAATCGTCTAGTTCCATTAGGCAACTCCTCTTGTGATATTGCTGTATGTAGTTGCTAATTCATTTTCAAGCATTTGAGTTTCGACTGGTGTTAACTCTTGCCCAGTTTGAATTTTTGCAAGTAGTGTTGCAGCAAGGGAATTTTCCATCATTGCTTGTCTTGCTCCTGCTCCCAATCCACCACCAAGGATTGCACCAACTAATCCACCAGCAAAACGAATGCCAGGGCGAGCGGCATTACGAATGCCCCGCATTCCAGTGTTTGGAACAGGTGCTAAACCTTGTCCTGCAGCTAATCTGTCTTTAATTTTATTGATTTGTAGACCAGCAGCGTGAGGAACTGCGCCAGCAGTAGCCCCAGTCAATGCACCAAGGCCTGCCCCAAGCGCTGTAGCAGTGCCAAGTCCCATACGACTTTGTTCATCTTGTGCGGCTTTTGCTAGTAATGCTTCTTCAATACTAATGGCCATTACTACACTTTTATTTTGATATTACTAGTTTAACTAATAAAAATCAAGTCTTCTTCAATTAGTTGTTCCCAGTTAACGCGAGGAATGTTCTCAAGCTGTTTAAGGTTGGCAAATCTTTCACCACTTAATGACATCCGCAGCTCAACAATCTTTTTAGCAGTAGCAAAGCCAACACCTGGCAGTCGCTTAGCAATTTGTTCAGCAGGCGCTGCATTTAAATTTAGACGAGTATCTTCAATTGGTACAACTGTCTGAGGAATTTGTTCTTCAGGAGCTTCTTTTTCTACCGGTGCAATTTTTGCCATTCGTCCTTTCTGAGGATCGTATGGAACAAGTTGATCTAACATCATAAAAGTAACGCCACCAGCAGCATCTTTTACCATTGCAAATTCTTTATCGTGCTGAGTAACAAACTCCACCAACTTACCAGTTTTGGTGTCTTGAAATAACTTGTGGTCGGACATATCTTTGGGGTATACCTAATCTTATTATAGGCACAAAAAAAGCGCCTCCGAAGAGACGCTCTTGATACTGATTATATAAATCAGGCGCTTTGACCAGCTTCAATTCCATAAGGAATATGAGCGTCGTCAACATCAGGAGCAGAAGCTCCACGGTAGTAGCAGACTTCAACCAGAATGGCGGAAGGGCTCTTACGATCAGCACCAGCAGAAGGATTCTGCTCAGCGGTGAATGCTGCAGAAGTAACGACTTGAACTGCAGTATCAGCAGAAGTGCTAACAGCAGTACCATTCAGAACACCCAGCATAGGGGAAATAGCACCAGCCGCAGGGAAGAACAGGTCTGATCCAGCGGTCAGGGTGACTTCACTACCAGTGTTACCAGGGGCGTTGCCGCCAAGAGCAGCAATCTTGATGGTATTACCGGAAGCTGCTGCTTTCACGCCAGGAGCGGAAACAGCGGTGCGATAAACAACGGAGTTCTTAGGAATCACGAAGTTTTTATCGATACGTGGCTTGTCATCCTGACGAAGATCAGGGGACAGAACCTTCAGGTTATAGGTGCCAGCCGACAGTGAACCACTGGAAAGAGTACCAGCGTTATCGGGATCCAGAACCAGCGCACCAACGATGCGGTAGAACTCGACACCAGGGAGAGCTTCTACACCTTGTTCGCGATAAGCGTTCAGGTGAGCAACATAGTTACCGGGAAAAATTACAGACATTGTTAGTTACCTCCTATCAATAAACGAAAGAGTAACCAACCGTAATGAAATCGCGGTTAAGCGTTTCAAAACCGGCAAACAGCGACCAGATCATGATGATAAAACGGCTGAAGTCATCGTTGTTATTCAGCAAGATCTGAGCGTTGTTACCACCAATACCCACGCCAACAGCCTGAGGGCCGAAGAAGATCAACTGAGCTGCTGTGTAGTCAGCTGCAGAGCTGCTTTCATCAGTCACAACCAGGTTGTAAGTGGTTTCGGGCAGGTTGGTGGACTCAAACCAACGAACACCCTCAAAGAGGAAGCCAGTTGGCATAACGGGTTGGCCAGCCACAAAACCGGCTTGACCATAAGCAGGACCCATGCCTTGGTAGAAGTTGGCATTGGGAGCTTGATTGGGCTGCATGGGGTTAATCATGCCATTGCCCGGATAACGAGCGATCTCGCGGAAGTCAGCATTCTGACGCAGATGCATCATTGCAGTTGGATCCACAATGCAACGGTAGTAGCCATCAGCAAAAGTAGGGACGTTGCGCTTACGCATGTCCTTGACGACTTCCAAGAGGTCAGTCTTAACATCGAACTTGGCGGATTCACCAGCGGCGTAAGTGACGCCCAAAGTGCCACCAGAGCCACCCTTGGCTTTGCTGCCGGGAAGATAGTAACCACCTTGATCTTTGCTTGCTTGACCAGCAGCTTCGGCTTTCAGGAGTTCGTTAGCGAACACCCGATCGCGCCAACGGCGATAGTCATCGAGCAGGGTCAGAGAACCAATACTTTGATGGAATACGTTCAGATTGCCAGTATCCAGCAGCAAACGCTGAGCGGTAATCAGAGTTTCACGGGCCACCTTAAAGGTGGAAGGTTGAGAGGAATCGCGAGAGTCAGCAGGACCGGTGTACTCACGGAGAGTAACCAGCACTTTGTCTTTAACGATATTACGTGCGGAGGCAGATCCAAGGGTTTGATCGGCAGTCCGCTCACGGGACTCCTTAGTGCCGGGCTTGCCCCAGAAGCGATAGCGATCTAACTGAACAGTTTGACCGGGTTGCTTGGAGAAGTCGTGTACCACAACAGGCTCAACTGCCATCTCAATGATGTAAGCCGGGTGGGGACGATAAAGCTCTGCACCAAGAAGCTTCGGAAAATCATTATCAATCCACATAGGATCGTAACTCCGTAAGCTAAAAGGTTTATAAGTGACTTCGACTTAGCCACATATAACGATAGTACTAGTTATTGCTATACTTTAGAATATATACCCCAATATTTTGTGGTTAATGAAAATGGAATTTATTGACGATAATGAATGGACTCCAATTCACACTTTGCCAGGTTATGAATGTTGTATTGAATACTATATTAATAGCAAAGGGCAAATTAAAAGTACTAAAGGCAAGTCTGAAAAAATATTAAAACAGAGAAAAAATAAGAATGGCTATATGCAAGTAAATTTAACGCAGCGAATTGGACGTAAGAAAACTATTACAGCTGCTGTTCATGCATTAGTCGCACTTGCTTTTTTGAAACCTCCAATGTCATTACCAGGTCGAACAAAGTCTTGCAGTAGAGTTCGTCATGTTGATGGCAGAAAAGATAACAATATAGTTGGTAATCTTAAATGGACTAAAATAGAAGAAAGTTGTAATCGCAAAAATGGCTGATAGTTTGATTCTTGCTGGTGTAAAAAACATTAGTAAGCATACTGGTAAAGAGCTCCGTTTAACCAGACCCAAGCGAGGAGGCGATACTCATAAAATTAAAGAATGGTGGCACACTACAAATGGTGTTCAATATATTGACTGCACCATTTTTGATGTAATTGCCAATGGTGAAATTATGAAGCTGGCTATTGCTTCAGGTGATGGAACTTATATACGTATTGATCATGACGGCAAATTAAACTTTAATTTTTATGGTGCAAGAGGCGTCACTCGTGCAGCTTTGCTGACTAGTGATCTTGAATTAATTGAACACTACGTTTTGCCTACTATGAGTGGTGGCAAAGTTATGACTGTTAAGCCTCAAGGAGCAGTTGAAAAACCTAAAGGACCTGAGCCAAAAACTGTTGCTCCAATTAAATCAGTAAAAAAGACTCCAGTTGTCACTACTAAATCTTCTCCTGTTCCTACAATTAAACTTTCTAGAACACCTACAAAGAAAAATAAAACCCAAGATTAATAACTTGGTCGATCATTACTCTTCATGATGTATGACTGATTTGTAATTGATGCAAGGGGAGTATATTCTTCTCCAATTTTTACTTGAATTTTATATGGAAGCCTGCGAGTATTTCTTGCATGAATTCCAACAAAGAAATAGTCTTTTGGTTTAATATACATTAGATCATATGGATGCTCTTCATGATTGCTTGTATATAAACGTACATCAAGATGTGAATCGTTATAGATATTTTCAGTTTTTTCATTTATAAGCTCAACGCTTAAATACGTTTCAGTTCCTATATCCGGTAATGTAATTGCAGGAGTAGCTGCACTATTCCAATCAATATCATTTTCGGGGGCATCGTCATCTTTAGCTGCTAAAGAGTAGCTCGGTGATACTGAAGTATTGAATAGATCAATTGTGGCAGCGTTATATCCTGCCTCCATGTATTCAGCTAGAACAATATCACCAACTACATTTAGGTTGATTCGTATGAAGTAGTTTTCTACACCAAACAATCCAACAGCATCTTCGTACTGAAGGGTATATGGAACAACGCTTATTTCTTCTACATTTGGCTTAACAATGCTTGCACCACTTGCATAATTAAGTACCTTTCCAGAAGCATAACGATCTGGATTAGTATTATCACTTGCAGAATAAACCTGATCGTGCTTTAAGATTTCTGCTGTAACATTCATTCTGCATCAGCTTACTTTCTTATATTGTATTAAACATAGTCACTGACGCATTCTGATTGCTCTCTCAATGTTTTCAATGCTTTATGTTCAAGAGTCCTTACGCGATCTCTACTCATATTCAAAATCTGACCAATTGCTGTCATAGACATTGGCTCAAGTATTTCGTCTCCGATTCCATAGCGCATGCTAATCACAGCAGCTTGCATTTCAGGCAAATCTCGTATAAGTTCTCGAATATCATCTTTAATAAACTGCCTCTCTAATAGAAATTCAGGTAGTTGTGTTTTATCTTCTAAAAGATCAACAAGAGCGGTATCACGATTTTCTCCAATCTTGATTTCTAAAGATGTTGGCTGACGAGCTTTGCACATCAAATCTTTAATTTCATCAACACTAAGATCTAGATATTTAGACAGCTCAAAAACATTTGGAATTTCCCCATTTATTTGGCTTAACTCACGCTGGGCTTTCTTAAGTTTGTTGAGGTTTTCTGTAACATGAATTGGTAGCCGAATCGCCCTCGATTTTTCAGCGATCGCCCTAGTAATCCCTTGCCGAATCCACCAATATGCATAAGTACTAAACTTATAGCCACGGCCCGGATCAAATTTTTCCACACCTCTTACAAGTCCAATTGTTCCTTCTTGAATAATATCAAGTAAATCCATATTTCGTTTCGTATATTTCTTTGCTACTGAAACAACTAAACGTAGATTAGCTGTCACCATTTTATCTTTCGCTTTTTCTCCCTCACGAATTTCTCGTTTTAAATTTTTAACAGTTATGCCTAAAACGGCTGCTAAGTCTTCTGTTGTTGCTGTATTTGCTAGATCTTCGCATGCTTTGATTTCCATCAATCGCTGTACTTTACGGCCTAGCAAAATTTCCTCATCGTGATCAAGAAGTGGGATTCTTCCAATGTCGCGCAAATAGGAACGAACAGAATCTCCTGTACTCTTGGTTTGGGACATATTCAATCTTCACTGATACTTAATTCTACCAGCCTAAATAATATTTATCAACCGTAAATTCGTGCAAATCTGAGACTTTCTTTTGGGTTTTCTCCTTTCTCCATTGCTTCTACAGCCATTGCTTGAGCAGCATGTTCGTTATATCCTCTTTCTTTGTAATTTTCGAAATTTCGTTGATATTGTTCAATAGAACTATCAAAGTCAGTACCGCTAGTAACCATCTCTGCGGTCATTTGATTAGCTGCCTGATCAGGCACACCATCAGATGTAAGGTGCTTAAAAATAGTTTGAAATAGTTCTGGATCAGAAACGAACTCTCCTGCCTTTCTACTATTCACAGCACCGTACTAATTAATTCTTTCCTATTCTATCAATCGTACAAATCAAGCCATAGCATTTTTCATGCCTAACTGTTGCATTACACTAATACCTCTTCTCTCTGCTTCGCCAGGATTGGCAAAAGATGAAGTTGCAGAATTAGCGCCATATTTGGCATAAATCATTGTAGAGATTGCTTGTGCTGCATCTTGTTCTGCTTGAGACTGCTTTAGCTGTGCGGTACGCATAGCGCCTTCTTGTGCTGCAATATTACCAATTACTGCTGTATCAGCATCTTGACCGACTTTAGTCAATAGCTGTTGGGAGCTAATTTGCTCCTGTGGATTTAAAGCAACTTTACTAGCAGTTCCAGCATCCATTAGATTGCTAACTAAAGGGGTCTTCTGGACCATACCCGGTTCGCCTTTGTTTAAATGAGCGTAAGCTAAAGTCGGATTAATCATCTCTACAAACTTTTGTTGTTATTTATATTGTATGCAAATTAAATGCGCCCTTGTTCTGGCCCATCAGCATAATCAATAGCGGCCAGTAATGCAGCAAGACCTCCTGATCCAGCAAGTACTTGTCCAGCCATTCGTTGAGTATTAGTATCAGGGGCTTTATTTTTGAGTGCATAATCGCCCCCAACACCTAAAAGCTCTTTTACAAAAATATCTAGATTTTTGTTTTCAGGTCTAGATGCTAATTCAACCGCAGTTGCAATATCTTCTGGCGTCGGTTTACGGCCAAGTACTTTCTCAAGTATTTGAGGAGTAATTTCACCGTGAAATACATAATCTAGATCAGGATTAGAAGGCAATGACCCCGAAGAGCCAATGCCTAATTCTCTTGCTCTAGCGCCAGAGTTGTATCCCATCACATGTCTTGAATTAATGCTTTAGTCTGCAGGGCACCTTGAGGGGCTTGAGACAGATACTGCCAAGCTTGCTCAGGGTTGTTATCCATCATCTGACTGAAAGATCCCCAGAAATCATTTGCAACGTTCTCTTGGCGGCCAGGTGTTGGCATTTCCATTTGAGGGCGCTGGAAGTTTGGAGGAACTTGACCTTTTTCTTGAGCTTCGATTTCAGCTTCAAACTGAGCACGAGCTTCAGCTTGCTCACGAACGCTGGTTTCTTCAGCAGTTTCCGTAGGATAAGGACCATTGGGGCCGAAAAACTCATTGACATAGTCAGCAAGTACATCGGGATTAGTCAGCATGGTGTTCATAGCACCGTTCTGCTCCATTGCAGCTTCAAAGCTGGTGACTACATCATTGCCGCGATGAACTTGCTCAATCAGAGCATCTTCAACAGCACAAGCATAAGTATTTAAAAGGGCGGGGGCTTCAGCACCGAAGTGCTCAAGAACCTCAAGACTTTCGTTGCTGATTCCGCTTAGATACTGATCTTGAGCCTGACTTGCTCCGTGCTGAGCTGCTTGCTGAACCAGCTGACTGACCTCTGCTTCCGAATACCCCTGGGTTGAAACTTGGGGCTGCGAAGTCGGGGCTACCGATTGCGCCATTGAAGCCCAGTTGGGTTGTGTAGTTGCCTGCGGGGTTGGCGTCGTTTGGTAAGCCGAGGGTGAAACCTGGGCCTGGGAGGGGTTGGACGTATTCAGGCTTGCGCTCAGAGCCTGAAACGCCTGCTGCCATGGATTGGCCTGGGGTGCCGAAGCCTGCTGGGCCTGGGCCGGTGCCTGGTAAACCGGAGCCTGTGGTACCACCGATTGGGCCGGTGATGCCTGGGAGGTTTGGGGTACGCTCGTCGCGTACTGACTGGCCGCGCTGGGCACGTAATTGGTCGGCGTTGCTGAGCTCGGCTGGGGTGCTTGTGCTGTCGCCTGGCTTGTAACTTCCACTGTAACTTAACTCCTTACGTAAAAATTCTAATGATCGATATAAGAACCCTGTCATATCAAGGTTCGGGTCAGATGCCAAAGGCATGTCTGGCATTTGTGGATGTGGTAATTGATAAAAACTACCAAGAAGACTAATAAAGCTGTTAATACTGCTTTGGGTTTGCTGGACCATTCTGAACGGAAATCCGCTTAGCATTGCGGCTCTTTCTTCGTCAGTTTTTCCGGGGAAAAGATACTTAAGAGCTTCAATAGAATCAACTCCTAATTCTTGAAGGTTGCGGACGACAATACTGTTGTTCAGAATGTCTTCAGTGCTTTCTTCAAAGACTTCACCCATCCATCTCCAGCTAACTTTTGTTGAGCCGTCTGGAATAAGTCCAGTGACACTAGGAGGTATCTCACCTGAATCTAGTTTAACACGCATCTCATCATCACGTTTTTCAACGAATTTGCGGTAGTCTTTTTTATATTTTTCAGCAGCTTTCTTGTATAGTTCTTCATTTTGATACTCTTCAGGAAGAGGAAGTATAGGCTCTTCTAATCCAATTGCTACAGCAAATGATTCTCTGAAGTTACGCTCTTCAGCATAAATCATCATTGCAAATAGACGGCATAAACCATAAGTAAATAATGATCGCGCCTTCTTTTCTGCAGTTGCAGCAACACGTCCGTATAAGGTTTTAATCTCATATGCGGTTGCGGCAGTATTGATATCAATATCATCAACTCCACCAAGTGCTAAACGTATTTCAGATCGATACTGTTTTACATATAAATTTTGATCTCCAGACACGCTATCAGGTGTCATATATCCAACACGATCTGTTGGTTCAAGGTTTGCAATTACACGAGGTACTTTGATCTGTCCATCAAGCGATGCGCCACCAAAAGGCTGACTTACACGAGTACTAGACCGTGAAGACGCACCAATGGGTGCAAATCCAGCTTGAGAGCTAATAGTCGGTCGGAAAGAGCTCTCATCACCACTTTCAACGATGTCATGCTTGGGCCTGCTAGAAATAAGAGTTGGGTTGCCGAAGAACTTCATGTTCTTTCGGATATTTCTTACTAATTCATCGTGATATAGAATTTGATGTGCTAACCAATTAAACTCACCGTTACCAGTAGCTTCTCCGGTGCAGTCCATGTGATTAAATACTTCAACCGCAGGTATAAATCCAAGACTATTAGTTAATACCTCAGTTTGCCCAGGGCTGCCTATAGGCATTGCACCCATTTGATTTGAAAACTCAATTTTCTCATCAGAAATTGTCTGTTCAATTCGATCTTTATAAACTTTTAGTTGAATATATTTTTTCTTTCCAGATTTACCATTTGAAAACGGGTAATTATCAGCTAATCCGTTGCTTTGCTGAATATTAAAAGAATACGTCAGCACAACTGATTCAAGTTCACCAGTTTGATCACGATATGCTCTATAACTATCTTGAGGAAAGTACAAAATCTGATAACTTTCACCAGATGGTCTGAAATAAAACAGACCTTGACCATCACATAGAAAATAATCGACAATACTGTCGTATTTCATTTCTAGCATGTTTTCTTCAACAACACGCGCTAAAAAATCTCTACGTTTACCAAAAGAATCTTGCTCTGAGAAGAATTCAATACCTCTTCGCAGCATGAAAGTACGCATTTGGGCAAGATGAGAAGACACAATCATTGTGTCTACTGACAAATCCCCTCTACGTTCTTTAGCAGCTAAGAGAATTTGTTGAAAATCACCTTTAACGGCAGTGTTTGCCATATTATTACTATTTACTTATTTATAGTTTAAATCTTTTTGATTCGATCCATAGAATCTTCGAAAATTTCTTTAGTTTTGTCTTTTACCGGAGGTGGAATTTCTGGTAATTCAAAATTACCCATAAATGGATTTATTCCAAATAGGTTTTGATTACGTTCCTTGGACCGATTACGTGATTCTGTAATAGAATTATTTAGGCTACTTTCTAATTGATACATTCTTTCAGGATCATTCGCACCAAAATCACTGATCTTGCGTCTGTCAAAGCTCTTTTGCATATCTCTTTGACCAAGCATATTAGAATCAATATACATATCTATAAATCTAGCTGCAGCAGCAGGGCTATCATCAGTATCGTAGAAACCGCCCATGGTAGCTTTACTTACGGGAGAGTCATATAAGCTGCTTTCTCCACTACCACCTTGATAGTTGAAAATGCGATTACTACCGCCATAATAACGACGATTATCAGATTGATCTCTATTATCAATACGTTGACTAATTGAGTTGTCTTGATTAACTTGATTGTTATTTCCTTCAATATCAATAGGATTATTTTGAGAAATAGGTGAAACAATTCCGCTATCGCCACCTCTTACATTTCCAGTTTGCTGACTATTAGTTGGAATCGGCTCTGGAGTTGGAGTTGCTACAGGTGTAGGTGTTGGTTCATCAGGATTATTTTTTGGACGATTATCTATCAAATCTCTTAAATTATCTAATGCTCCTTCAGCTTTACCTCCCATTTTAGTTTCATCTTTATTACGATCAGCATATTTAAGAACTTGTTTTGCTGCTCTATATTTATTTAATCCAAAATCTTTGGCAGCATCATGTGCATAACGAATATCTAAACCACTGAATCGATCAGCATCTTTACCGGATCCAGCCCCCCTAGCTGTTCTATCGTAGTTGTTTAAATATTCAACATAAGCGGCCAAATTGCCTTCTCCTGCTTTCCGTGATTTAGACATTTAATATTTATAAATTAAAGCTTTCACTATTGTAATCGATTTGTAAGTTTCCTCTTCTTAATAATCCTCCTATTGTTAATACCATTGAATCCACAGCATCATCATGAGATGAATGTCCAAAATTTAATAGCTCATCTTCTAATACATTCCATTTTCTCCATTTATTCCAAACTACTTTTTTATTTTCATATAATCCAAGAACACCTCTTAACCTGGCTAATTTATCGCCTTTAAATCCTTTTACGGGAGATACTGACAAATTATATAATGCTCGTTGTTCAATTATTATTCTTTTAAAATCTCCCTCAAATGAGTTCTGATAAGCAATTGCTTCAGGCCATATTAAACACGGCGAAAGTGTTGGAAAATATTGACCATCATCGTTCTCAGCAAGGATGTTCCAATCTGCAAGCATTTCGCAGAGGAGGTCCATCTTTTCGAGATTGCCCATGGTGCGGGCACGACGTTGATCAATCATGTATATTTTGCCTTCTTTAATTCCTCCTAATGTCATTACGGTCCAATCATTTTTTTCTCTAAGGCCAGCACTTAAATCAATACCTACACCTAAGCAGTCATAATCTTCAGGTACTTGACCTTTGATAATTAATTCTGGTGAAATGCCAACATCTGTAGACCTTACTGCTGTATTTAAGTATTGATATGCAAAAGCAACTCGATCTTCTAACTTTCGTTCATTTAAATATTTCATAGACCAAAACTCTGGCCAATATGAACGTTGCTTGCCGTCTGCGTCTGTTATGACCGCTTTTTGTACGATTTGTTTCCAGTTATTTTTGGGTATAAATAGAGTTGCGTGTATATCGTCAAAATGGAATCGGGTGCCCAAACAGATGGCCCGTGCACCTTGGAACATAGTAGGTGCAATGACATTGGACCATGTTTGTTCCATCTCCCTTCTAATGTCCGGATTATTGATGGATGCAGCGGATTTAATAGGGTCATCGATAAGCACCAATTGCGATCTTTTTGATGTAATTGCTCCCTTTAGACCTCCACATGCAATGGTAAAAGCTTCTTCACCAGCTGTATCAATACCCGCAAATTCATAATCGATACTCCAATACTCATCACTTCGTTTAATTTTAGATAGCCTTACCATTGGGAAAACTTCACGGTATTTAGGGCTGGTTAAGATACCTTTGATCGTTGCTGATTTTGCTCTACTAATATCGACCATATATGCGATATATAGGATACGAAGCATCTTTTTTGCATTAGTATGTCGGCCAATCATCCATGCTGCAAATAAACCAAGCACTGTACTTTTAGCAGAACCACGAGGTGCAAGAATTGCAGTGTTTGCTCCACCAATTCCTAATAAACACTCACTATCTAAACCTGTGCATAATTCTGCATGCCATTCCAGCATATGTTTTGCTGGAGGTTTTCCCATAAATTTGCAAAAGGCTTGAAAACTTTCTCTTGCTTCGAGCACCTCTGTACTGGGCGCTTTAACAGTTACCTTAGTCGCTGTCATTAATGCTGATCGTTTATAAGCTAATGCAGGACTAGGTATTGCCATAAGTTAGACTTTTACCCCAAGTCTAACTAATAATTACCTACGTTTAAGACCAAAGTTTTTAGCTTTCTGTTCGTTTTGCCGATTCTTTATTCTACGGATAGCTTTACTACGTGCAGCCAGTGCTTTTGATTCTGCAAATGCAATACCCATATCTCTTTTGAACTCTGCATCAGCTATTTGACGTGCTGAAGTTTTAGAACCAGCCTCATCTAATGCAGGAAGTGCTTTAGGCAAAGTATTTGCTAAACGTATTCCCGATATACCAGTATCTACTATTGCGGGAAGTTCTTTTAATTTAATATTACTAGCAGTCATTAATTTAGCTCACTATATATTTTTGCCCATACTGCATTCATTGCATTATCGATAGGTTCAGCAAAGTGTGGATCATCTTTGAAAATAGCAGTCATTTCACGCATCACACGATCAGCGCCAGCCAAAATTAATCCACGTTTATCTGTTGTTTTATTCATTCGATCAGACGTTTCAATGTGCGAGCGTAATTCTTTTTCCAACGATGCCAGACGAGCCGCACCATCCGAGCCTTTGATTTCACCCGAGGTAATCGCCATTCGTAAGTCTTGTATATCGGAGTGCAAAGCAGCAATTTCGCTATTAAGTATCTCACGACGATTAAGCTTTTTAAACTTCATTTTGACCCAACGGGCCATATCATTAAATGTACCTGGATATTTCAATATTCCTGCATATACCCAAATTTCAATAACCGATGGAGTTACCTCAGCAAATTCTCTGAAGCTTTCTGACTCAGCAGCTGGTAAATTATCAAGCCATTGATCAACGTAAGTAACGTATACTTTGCCTGTTTTAGATTGAGCAACTGTCATTAAAATCCTCTTGCAAGACTATTAGAACGATCTTGTGCTCTTTGCTCTTTACGCGAATCAATTCGATCTTGGAAGTCATAAGTTTTGCGATCTTGATCACCACGTGCAGCCACTCCTAGTCGATCTTGTTCGCCTTGAGTAATAGTGCCCAGACGGCTCTCAACACCTTGTGCTCTGTAGTTCTTACGAGTCTGCTCACCAGCTGCCTGCATAGTACCTACGTTTCTACCAAACTCACGATTTTGAAATTCATTTTGTAGTTCGAACTGCTTGTCCATGGCCCTCATGCCATATCCAAACTCATCAGCACGAGCATCACGTTGATTTCTCAATTCTAAGTCGGCACCAAATTTTGCAGTGTCTTTAAACAACCCACCCTGAAATTCAGCCATATCTTTTGTCAACTCATTATCAAAGCCTTTACCAATAAAATCACCTATTAGACCATATTTAATATCACGTCCTAAGTTATCATCTTTATCTTGAGATGTACCCATAAATTTATCCATTATCTGTTGAAATATATTTAATCCCTGCCCTGTTTTATTAATAGATTGCTCTGGCGTAGGCGTTTCTTTTTGATTGCCAGATTCATTAGAAGTGGGTGCATTTTCTCTAGATTCGTCACCTTCATCTCTATCGTCAATGCCATTTTTATTGATATCCCGAAAATCCGCCGTTCTGGCCATCCCGTCCTCTGGTCTTGAAAAATAACGGTAATCGGGGGAGTTAGGATTGTAGACGTCTTTGCCCATCATTCCACCACCTCTCATCATCCTTCCACCAAAGTATGAATTCATGAGCCTTTTATTTCACTAATATAAATATTGTATCTAACTACAATAGATATATTAGGCGTAAATGTGTCATGCAATTTAATTCAGTAAAAAGCGGTAATTTTTTGGCTAATGCTAAATCAGTTAATGATAACGCTACTGAAATTTATGACACTGCTCGTCGGACAGGTTTTCAAGTTGATCGAGTTATTAAACAATCTAATGCAAGTAATGCTGTTAAAAAAGTAGCCGCCGCTCGCCGTAATAAAGCTATTGTTAATCAAGCTTCTGAAATTATTGGAGATGCTAAGACTGAAGATATAAAAACTAAAAGTAAAAAAGCTGTTAAAGATATTCTACGGCCTGCTGTCCGTATGGAAGGTATTAATCGTATGGCAGGCAGTATTGCTGCAGGTGCTTACATTATGGATGAGAGTAAAAAGCTGCAGAAGGAGCAGGCTGAATTGAAGAGGCAGCGGCAGCTGATAAATCAGTCGCTGATTGACTTAAATAAACAAAAGGCAGAACAAGCTAAAACAAATGCTGAGTTCAATAAAAAACTGCTTGAGCAATATGAAAGGGAGGGTGGTATGTTGCCTGATGATGAGACCACAGATTCTTCTTCAAATCAGACTTCTTCTCAAAAAGTTAGTGCAACTGGTCAGCCTGAAATTACCGCTTTAAATAACTCTTCTTACACTGGCTCATTAAATTCTTTAAGTCCTGAAGATAAGAAGTGGATTGCATTTGGAGTATCTGGTGAATCTAAACCTAATACCGATGATGATTTCGGTGTTGCTAGCGTTATCCTTACAAGAATGAAAAACCGTAATCAGTCTGCTTATGATGTAGTTCATGCGCCTGGTCAATTTGCTGCAGTAGTAGGTACTCCAGGAAAACATGGTCCTACAGCTAAGCATGTTCCTGGATTAGTAGATAGATTATTTAGTCCTGAAGGTATGGCCAAAATTGAAGAGGCCACTAAAAAATTAGATGGTCGTGCTTACTTTAAAGGGCAGGAACTGCTGCGTAATCGCTCTAGTAGGGGTAACAAAGACTACAACAAAGACGGAAAACCAGATATGGATCCAATGTTCCATCCCTTAGGTAACTTCTATCACTATGGGCATCAAAGTTAATACGCAAATGCGTTACCCATGGATCGCATGCCTTCAACGATTTGCATAATTGCTTTCTGGCGATCAAGGCGGAAGTTACGAGCCTCTTGCATGTCAAGTCTGCGGTTCTCTAGTCCAAGCTGCATCTGTTGGATTTGGAATTCCTGAGCACGGTTTGCTTCAGTTTGTGCATCACGCCGCATTTGTTCACGCAGTGTGTCAGCTCTTAATCGCGATTCTTTTGCATCCTGTCTTGCCCAGATTTTTTCTCGATCTTTAAGTGCAAGCCTTCGATCTTCTGCTTCATCCTCTCTCTGTACTCTTCTTTTATCCTGACTAATCTCATAGTCAATTTGCGCAGGGGACATCGTAACAAGAGTACTGACATCCATACCCCTTGCTTTTGCAAGCTTTAGCTTCTCAACTCTTGCAAGTTCAGCATCTCTTCTATATCCAGCCGCTTTGCTGCTTTCACCCTGAGTTTTGTTTGGGCCGTCTTTATACTCAAATACCGATTTTTCGGGGGGCTTTAAGCCTAATGTTATATAATCTTGCCTTACTTTGCCATAGTCAGCAAGTAAGTCTTTATTGATTGCATCAATTGCGTTTTGCCTGGCCTGCGCTCTTACCTTACTTACAGGGACACCTGTAGCCCAAGAACGTGCATGATCGCCAAAATCATCTACGTATGCATCAGGGTTGTCTAAGTCAAATTCCTCACTCCTCGCAATCGCTTCAGGTGTGTAACCGATTGACTGCTTTAAACCAGGAATTAAATCAATACCAGCTTTGGTTAACAGCCCGCCACCAGTAAGAATTGCACCTCCAGTTAATAACATCAGATTAACCCTCGCTGTTGTAATAATTTGACTGCTTCTTCTAGTTTACGTTGTTCGGCAGACTTACCTCCGCCAAAAACAAACTGTGTGGCATCACTTGCCATCTTTCCTAAGCCTGCACCAGTTGCAATGGCCAATGGATTACCCAGACCCACAATTCCGCCAATAGTTCCACCGATACCCATTGCGCTTGCATCCATAGCTTTGTTAGCAAGGCTGTCAGGACCGGCAACAACATCAGCTGCATCAAGAGCAACTAATGCTGTACTTAATCCAGGTACGGCACGAAGAATGTTTCTAGCTGCTTTTCCTCCAGCAAAGCGTGCTAAAGGTCTTACTTTAACTATCCCAGATTTTGCTCCCTTTGCTGCAGACTTACCATCAAAAATAAGATGATCTCTTATTTTTTCCTGAGCACTATCAGCAAAGTTTTCACCGCTCAGAAAACGTAGAACGTCATTAACGTTCGTAGCGCCAATCTTTTTGGCTAACTCTTCTAAGCTCATTTGAGTGTGTCCAGTAACCATGATGTTTAACCAAATAGTCCTCCAAGACTTTGACCAAGACGACCACCAATCATGCCACCTATTGGTCCGCCAATTGCGGCTCCTCCAATTGTACCAACAGCGCCTAATGCTGAGCTAAACATTGATTTACTTGCGTCTTTTCTGGCTGCTGCTTTTATGGCATCAGCTTGTTTTTTTGCATCTTGTGCATCTGCAAAACCAGCCAGTCCTCCTATCCGTGCACCAAGTTCTGCATCCTTAATTGCATTAAAAATATTTGCCTGTGAGGCAGTATTTTGAGCAACAATTCCTGCAAAATCAGGTGCTGCAGCGCGATTAGCTTTAAAAATTCTTGCAACATTAACCGCATTTCCTGCGGTTCCGTAATTACTGGTAGGTCCTCCAGTAATAGTTGGGGGTGTTAAATTTAAGCTAGATCCAGAAAGCGAGAAACTTGCCATAACAGCGTATCAGCCTTTGTATAGTGTATCAATTAAATAATTGTGGCAGCATGAAATTATTTCCAGGCCCTGCTCCAGTTTCTATTCCTAAATCATTTATTTCTCCTTGACTTAAATCAACTCCATACGTTTTACCTCCAATTTCTGCTGTTGGGCCGCCACCAAATCCACCCAGTGCGGCACTACGTCCAATACCCCCTACCAAATCCATAACAGTACCAAACATACCAGCATTTTGTGTTTGTTGTTGTGCATAAGCACCCGCATCACGTAGAAGATCTTTGCGTTTAGATTCTCCAAACAAATCAAGCCCTTTTCCTGCCAGACGTCCAGCTCTTTTTGCAGCACTTCCTTTCATATATGCATTAGCTCTATTACGTGCATTTACAGCCATTCCTGTATCGAAAGAATCGCCCATAAAGCTTGTTACATCAATGCCTGAATTTAAAAAGCTCATTGTTTTAACTCAAATACTGCTCTGCATTACCGCCTTCTAATTGATTGGCAATAGAGTTACGGCGGCGTCTTTCTGATTCAATTATATTACCTGTTACATTACCTACGGTTAATCCGGCAAGTCCTCCTGTTAACCCGCCAATTGCAGCACGTCCTGATCGTGAACCATACTTAGCTCCCGCAACTCCACCAGCTAAAGCTCCTAGGTAAGGAACTACGCCTGTTGTAATCGGTAGACCTCTACCAAGAAACTGAACTTCTGGTCCATGAATGCCTTCATCTGTAAATTTTAAAGCACCTGCGCCAATTGTTATATCACCATCTAAAGGATTGTAGTCCTCACGTTTGTCATATTTAAAAGCTTGATATCGATTGTATTCTTCACGGCTAACATCAGGTCTTACTTTTTTAAACTCATCGTAGGGAAGCAATTGCCCTGTTCTACCCATTAAATATTTAAGACCTATTTCACCAATAACGTTTTTAGTTTTACTTGGATCATCTTCATCAGGTATTGCGGCTTTATATCCTTCAGCTCCACCAAACGGGCTCATAAGTCCCAAACCAGTATTGATTGCAATACCAGTGGGAATAGCTAACGACTGAACCATGCCAGGGCTGTAGTTCCGTTTCTGCAGATCACCACTTTCGTCAAAACTATAACCACGTGCTGCTGTCAGACGATCGTCAATCTGCTTTGCATATCCTCTGCGGAGCATCTCACCAATGGCTTGCTCATCCGCTCTGTTCAAATAACGTGGCTGTTTCCCTTCACCAGACTTCTTGGTGAACGGAGTATCGGTGCTCTGTACACGAGACTTCTCATACAGCTCTGGAACGATCCTGGATAGGGTCTGTTCGTTAATTACTTCACCTGTTGCCTGCAGTGCATTCAGAAGCCAGTAGATGCCTCTGGTGGTGTCCTGCGTCAAGTCATTGGCAATGCTTCCGCCAAACTGTCCGATCTTATGTGCAGTGCTGCCTCTCAAGCTCATGTCGAGCTCTTGTAAGGCTTGTGTCTTTTCAGGGCTTAACTTCCCAAGTGCTTCCTGTATACGGAATGCAGCAGGGTGTGTTCCCATCAATGCATCAAACTTTGTGGACTCTTCTGTCTGTCCTTTTAGCTTTCGATCACGCAGGAATGCATTACGTCTGTCCTCGCGTCCAAGCTGATAGTCTGCGGAAAACCCAGCACCTAAGTCGTTCAAGATGTTTTTGATTTGTTCTCGCCTACTCTCAGCCATTAGTTTTGCCTCAACTAATTAATGCACTTTGCGTCGAAGCAGGGAGCAATCCAAGCTCAGCAAGGATGCGTCCGGTTTGGTCTTCACGAATTAACTGTTCAAGCTTCTGACGATCTTGTTCATTTAATCTTTCATAAGCTGTAAGGCCTTTGCCTCCTAAAAGCTTATCTTTGCCACGCTGTATTTGATCACCAACAGATCGACCGGCAAAGTCACCCAGAATAGAACCACCAATATCAAGTCCTGTGCCTAATACTTGATTTTTTCCTCCAAGCCTTCCTAAACCAAGTCCACCCAACGAACCGCCTACTGCAGTTGAAGTTCCTGCAATAAGTTTGTCTCCTATGTCTCCTGGTGTCATCGCTCCTTCTAATCCACCAAACAATATGTCAGGTAACAGACGCAGCGTAAGTTCGTCAGCTTTCATGAATTGGTTTGTGCCAGGAACTTTAAATAAACTTTTTAATGCTTCTCCGGCAAACCTGCCGCCTTTACTTAGTAATTTAACCGACATTATTATTATCCTCTTGATTAATAGGTTTAACCGGCTTGCCCATATTATATCTAGCTTGATACCACTCTTGACCTTGGTTTGACTTTTCAAATGCGATCATAAAATCGTCAGTCCACTTTTTGTTTTCAGGATCATTCATATATCGCTGCACACGAGCACGAGCTTGTATTTGTTGTTCAGGTCTATCTAAATCGCTTGCTTGTTTAATTTTGGTGGCACTGTTTATTGTGCCAGTACTTAAAGGCTTACGTTGTGCTTCTTGTTGTGTATCGCGACCCTGTTGGGTATTGCGTCTTAAATATGTAAGTTTCATGATTAGCGGCTCCGAGGGAAGGACGAACGACGAGCAATGGGCGGCAATGAACTAATGATCGTACTCATTGCATCAGCGCGACGCGCAAGGTCTTTATCAGCTCTGCGTTGAACTGCTTGAGCACCAATGATGTTTGCTTCATTACGCTTACGACGGATTGCAGCATCAGCTTTAGATTCACCTTTTTTGGCACGACTTTCACTTAAGCGTTCTAATGTTGCGCGGATTGCATCTGGATTAGTTTGTCCAGTTCGATTGTAGACAGGCTCCTGAAGCAGGGTTGCTTCCATGGGACCACGAACTGTTGATTGTGTTGGTCTGTCAGCAGGCATACCGATAAACGGTTTTTGAGCAGCAGCTCCTCCACGCTGTGCATCAAGACCAGCCATAGCAGAACGGATGTCCTGTTTGATTGGCTTACCTTTAGAGTCAGTACCAACACGGATACTGGAGCCACCGCCTTGTTGAGCGATTGGAATGCTTCCAAACCCTTCAGGCGGTGCATTAAAGATTACGTCTTTAGTTGGTTCTCCTGTACGAGACAAGTAGGTGCCGGTAGGATTTTGGTTTACAGAAGAACGCTTAGCTGCGTCTAGCTGGAACATTGCATTAGCTAGCCGTTCCTCATCTCCACTAGTCATGCCTAACTTCTGCATCAGGCCGCTGACGACCTGAGTACCAGCAGGGATGTTTTTAGTTCTACTCGTTTCGTCTGGGTTACGAATCATCAGTGTGTCGCCACGTTTTTCTAGTTCTTTTTGGATGAATTTGGCTACTGTTTCTATTTCATCAATATTTCTGACGTTGTCTGAAATAGTAGGAGTATTAGGCAGCTCCATGCCAGCAAGAACGTTACGCACTCTGTTGGAAAAGTCAGTCGTTTCTTTGCTGATATTTGCTTGGGGATAGCGGGGAGGAGTGCTTCCGGTGTCTTGCGTCATGGCAGGGAGGTTGCTAGCTGCCCACTCCCGAGCGGTTTGGGGGTTCTGAGGCGCGTTGATCAACTGAGCAGTGTCAGGAGTGTTGGCTCCTTGAGTTGCAAGGCTGATACCGAGCTCAGGGTCTAGAGCAATGGGCACCTTGGTTGCTGGATCGGCATATCCAACGACACGTCCAGTACCATCAACAATTTCTTCGGCTTGAGGGAACTGACTGGGAGCACCTTGACGGATAACAAGAGATTGCTCCATTGGTCCTAAAGCACCAGCAGCTCCCATTCGTCTCATTTCGCCTATACGTCCAATTGCTTCATCAGCAAATGCACCAGCACCGCCCGTTAAGAAGGCCGTGCGAGCAATATTCTGTGCTTCAGCATCTGCACGGAATTGATTGGCTTCACGGACCTCAGGATTAAATCTTCTGCTGTCTTTGCGTGCAATTACTCTACCTATCCGTGCATCAGCGACCTTTTCATTCTGCAAATACTGCTTAAGAGCGTCCATTGCAGTAGATGTTTCGCTATCGACGCCAGATCCTCCAAAAACACGAGCAATAGATCCGCCAACACCGCTTTTTTGTCGTGCAGCAGAGCGTTCAAGGTCCTTTAAAGCGTCAGAAATAACAGATTTGGGGGCCATTTTGACTTCTTCGCCCCGAGTTTCATCAAAAGTCTCTCTTCGAAGCAGGCCAGTCTCCTCATCAGTCGTAAATCCACGGTCATCAGCACGATATGTCTGCTCATCGTCCTGCATTTGCCCGAATGCAGCAGCGTATTCATCATCTTCTTGGAATTTCAGCCCATCGAGCTCTGCACGGCCTACTTCATTTGTAGTAGTTTTATTGGCTTGGGCAATTTGGCGTAGATATTGTTTGGAATCAAAGCCGTCACCTTTACGCTGTTGACGTCTTTGCTGCCGAGACACCATTGCAAGTGTTTCTTCAGGCGACATACCAAGCGTTCTACCAGCGGCTTGGAACTCGGCAGACTTAATAAGTTCAGCATTTATGTCATGCGGAGTTTGTTGAGGATCACCACTTGCAGAAAAACGGCTTAATGCAACTTTATTTGTATTATGCCTTGCTTGATTAGTTTCTAAGTACACTATTTCTACTGCAAAAACCTACAACTATTGTAGATAATTTTACTTTGTTAAATATTGGCCAGTTGCAATAAAGTTTTTCAAAAACTCTTGTGCGTTTTCAGCCTCTTCAGATTTATCTAATACTTCATTTAAAGTATTAATAGGAATTGGATTCTGTAATGTTGATCCATTTATTGATTCAACAACGCCTGGTGCATCTGGCTTGTCAAACCCTTCTGCTGTTTTATCCAGAATTTTTGGAGTTCCGTCAGTATTAAACGCTTTTTTCAAATACTCTTTTTGCGCCAAAGCGGGGTTAGCTTCAGCCCATAATTGGAGTGCTGTTTTTCCTGTATTCTTATACTCTGGTCCATCAGCATACATTGCTTGGATCTGATCCATATTATTAATGCCCGCATTAAACGCGGTTTTGAATTGTTCAGTTGCGTTTGGATCTAATTTTGGTCCACTGTCCGTAGGAGTAGGAGTAGGAGTAGGAGTAGGAGTAGGAGGCGCAATATTTTGTGTATTTAAAGGTATGTAAGCAGGTGCTTTAGAATCAATTGATTGAGATTGAGCTGCGTTGCCGCCTCCTGCATATTGCTTTCTTAATGCTGCTATTTCTGCTGCATGATAGCCAGTGTCATATCGTTTTCCGTTTATTTCAATGACTGTGCCTGACGCTTTAGGTCGTTGAGATGCTGGAGATTGATTTAAGGGTTTGCCAGTTTCTGCGGATTTACCGGTTCTTGTCTCGTAATCTTGCATTGCTCGTTCATAAGCCTCTGGACTTTTATATCCCAATCGTTTCCATTTTGTTGTTCTATCTTCAGAGCCAGTCAAATTCAGCGCTAGGCCTGTCAACACTGGAGCGGCTACATAGGAGGCGGCTTCTAATCTTTCACCTAGATGGGCACCTGGGCGCACAACATTGTAGATATTTAATGCTTTTATAGTATTGCCAAGTAAGTTTTTGCCTAAAGCTTTTGCTAATGGCGGTTTAGCCTTTGGTTTAGGTGTACTTACAATTGCTGATACGTTGTTTGGCTTAGGTGTGGCTCCTGGATTGCCGTAACCACCGGGATTACCTGGCGTAGGAATACCTCCTCTTTCAATGTTTACTCTGGCTCCGCCCGGACGAGCACCACTTCCGCCTTGATATCCTGGGTTTTTTGTCAATCCCCCGCCTTTACTGGCAGGATTGCCCGTGTTTGTAGACGTCGGGGCGCTCTGTCTCACCAGATCTCCACGACTGTTAGCCCGTGCTAATGCTGAACTACGGCTAGATGAACTGGGGGGTGGAGAAGCAGAGCTAGGTGTAACCTTAGGCGTTGACTGTGAGTTTTCGCTAATCAATTTTAAGAGATTGTTTCTTGATTGAGTTATACCTTTTGAAGAGCCTTTACCTATATAGCCGTAGCCCTTTTGCAGCTCGTTACGTGCAGCATCTGTGATTAAAGCATTAGTTCGCGTTACGTCTACCTTTCCAGATTGAAGAATGCTTTTTAGTTGCTTTAATTGACTTTCATCTAATCCAAATTTACTGTATTGCCGCATCATAGTCTCGATGCGTTCCGGGCGGAAATTTGTCATTACGAATTTACACTTTTTCTCATTTTATCGAAACTGCAAAAGCTACGCTAACTACGCTGCTTTCTAATATTGTTTATTTGAAAAAGATAGAGAAGCAGGTAGCGAGTGAATTAAAAAGTAGATATATCAAAAACTAGCGTATTTTGCGTAGTTTGTAGTTTGATTCCAAATCAGCAGCACATTACTGCTTGTTTATTTTGTGTTAATTAACACAAACACAGCCATATATAGTATGTACCATAAAATATCGTAGATATACCCAAATATTTTGGGATACGAGTCGTTGTTTTTAGTAAGGCACAAAAAAACGCTCTATAGGTTCCTAAAAATGCTACAAAATTTTTGACACGTCTAATCCCTGTTGTACCCGCCTACCCGGTGGAACAAAAAAAATACACTGAAGTTTTACTTGTGATTTACTTTTGTTCTAACAACAGATTCAAACTCAAGTTTCAATTCATAAGTTTACTTAAGTGTTTCCACATGTTAGTTGCTTATGTTGTAACAGTTGAGTTTCTACACAAGTTGCAATCGTCTAACTCAAGTCTTACTTTCGTTTAGATCAGATGTTGCAACGTATGTGTAATCATTGATGTCACATGTATCTTGCGCCTACTGCATCACTGATGCGTAACGTATACGTGTAGTCATCAATCATCAATTCAATTGTAGAACACACTTCACGTCTATCGACGTGTTTAGTTAGTTGTGTTCTTTATATATTTCACTATGTTCAATCCTTATGTCACGCAGATTGCTGCTCAAACTGGCATGACTGAATACGAAGTGAACCGTGTTGCACGCAGGTCTCCAATCACATTGGAATATGCACAATCACGTGGCTTCGATTCAGTTGCTGAGTACGAGGAAGCACTGCACGAGTTTCTCAACTCAAACTGAACACATGAGAGCCCGCCTATCGGCGGGTTTAGTTCATTGTGCTCTTATTGCATAATCACATGCGTTTGCAAGTTTTGATTCAACAGCATCGTGCTCCTAGAACTAGGTTCACTGTGAAGATCAATGATCAGCATCGTGCTTTTAATACTTTTGCTGAAGTGAAGGATTTCCTTCTGTCTCAGTAATAAACACTGGAGCCCGTCTATCGACGGGTTTCATACTCCGTGTTCTTTATATACCTTCCAATGATTCCAGGTATGTGTCGTGTCTGGTTCCGTTTACGTGAACCTGACCCTTCCAATGAATGGAGCAACTGTTGGCAAGATATGCCATATGCTCCACGTAGTTACAACGATTGTGAAGACCTCGTTGATTACTACCAAAGTGAGTGGGGTAACTTATACAGCTATTGCATTCGCAGTGCTGCATGGGGTGCTTCCCCTTCACCAACTATGCCAGGTTGTCCTGGCTGAACACACAAGGGCGTCAATCGACGCCTTTATTTGTTTGTGTTCTTTTGATACTTAAGTATCTACATGCGTAAACTCGCTACTCTTACCAAGATGACTGCCAAAGGTCTGTCAACTTGGACATTCGCTCAGTGCGATGGTGTATATCTCGCATACGGTGGTATTACCAACCGTTGCCGAGTATTCCGCTCATACGCACAGCTTCAGGACTGCATGGTGAACTATGCATCCTATGGTTACGATTTGGAGCGTCACACGGCTAAACGCCGTTGGGACAAACCAACTCCAAAACCTGTAAAGAGTGTTGCTTCTATCCAGCAGGAACTTCCCCTGTATGAAGACACTCAAGCACCACGTCCTGCTGAGGATACTGTGGTTGCTCTCTATTGAACATCTTGCGATACGGCGCTTATCAGCGCCTTTCTCGCTTTTTGCCCGATTAGGGCTTATTCATTTATTCGTAATTACTTATGCGTTTCAAAGTCCCTGGTCAAGATATCAACGTTCGCCTCTTCGAGCGCGTTGAGACTGTTGACAATCAGTACGACATCTTTGATGTTGGCATTGAACAAGCAGATGGTTCTATCGACAGCATGGTTGTCGGTGGTTCCTTCTCTTATGCCAAGTCCCTTGTCAAAGCTATGGACACTAAGGCTGAAGAAGCTAAGGCTGCAAAAGCAGCTGAAGCTAATGAGCCTGAACTATCTGCAGTTGCTTGACGCCTATGCGCCCTATCGGGCGCTTTATTTTTCGTTTTCTATCTATAGAATGCAGGAACGTTTCCTGGCTTTACTCCTTCGAAAAAGTTAGGAAACTTAGCCTTACTGGCTTCCATGTTATAACCAGCGGGAGCTGGAATACCTCCTTGAACAGGTGGCATCATCCCACGTATTTGATTTTGTTCTACTTCATGAGTCATTCCATAGTCTCGTCTGGGATCGCCAGGAGCCAATTCATTTCCGTAAAGTCCAATAGGCTGGATCGTTGCATCATCTGCAACTCCAGGAATATCCATTTGAACCCTACGGTTCAAACCCTGTTTAGGACCTTCAAGTATTGGCATAAGAACATTGGCAGCAAGTTCTGGACCTTCAAGTATTGGCATACGAACATTGGCACCAAGTTCTGGACCTTGTCCACTTGTTCCTAAGTTATTGGCCATGTATGCCTGAAGGAAGTCGTTTGCTTGCATCATTCTATATCGCAATATTTATATTGTATCTATCACCTAAGTAAGATCTGTCCAGGCTCTTGTTGATCTGCTGGACCACCAAAGCTTGCGGCTAGATCTATTAGTCCTTTACCTGCGAGGGTTACACCTGCTGCGGGAAGGACGTACTTAGGCACAGCATTAGCTGCAGGAAGTGCATACTCCATAGCATTCCGTGCTCCCCTCTGCATCTTTGTCTCAGGACCATAAACAAGATGCTCTACTTCACCTTTACGTAAGGACGGGTGTCCGCCTCCTGCTATTACAGCAGCAGTTCTTACAGCTGGATTACTACCCTCGTACATTTTGTTGATACGAGCGGTGTACGCATCGTCTACTCCACGAGCTCTTTCAAGTAATCCGCTTAAGAATTCACCGGCCTTACGTTTATCCATAACTTACATTGTTTCTTTAACCACATTGTATCTACAATGGCGGGTTAAGAACTGGTAAAATTGAATTGATGCTATATACCTTTTATGGCAAATACCTACGTCATCTTTTTATCTATGTGGGCTATAGCCTCACTTGGATTGTTATTCAAAGTATTGTATTTCTAACATAAACTTATGACTAAAGCTCATAAATATACTCAACTGTTGCGAAAAGCTCAACTTGCGACTACTAGAGAAGATGCTATCAAGATACTCGAAAAAGCTTGTAAATTAGAGCTTATTGAGAACGAATATCAATTAAATGCATTTCAGATAGCTTGTAAATAATCGGCATTTACTACTACATTTACCGTATATACCGATTGCTCTATTAGATACTTACTTAGTAAATTAATAGGGCCGGTATATATAAACGAGCAATGAGCTTTTTAAATTTGTACGACATTCAATCCTCATTTGATCCTTGGATTAGATATCAACGTCCATCTGTATATGTCATCTCTGACTCTCAATTGGCCGCTTATAAACGTGAACAAACACAGTCAGAAATTAACGAACTGAACAAGTTAATTGATAGCCATAAAGCTTCAATTGAACGATTGGAAGCACATGTTTCTGATTTGCAGAAACAACTTGAGCCAACTAAAGATTAAAGCAATGCCGCATAACTGCGGCTTTCTGAATATTTGAATTAATTCAGAAATCACACATGATTGTCTTTGATCAACAAACTATCATTCTGGCTATCATCGGAATGATTGGTTTGCTTTCTACAGCCATCGTTTTATCTACTGCATTCAAGCGTAACCGTACTGGTTCCGGTAAATGGCAATAACACCTAACTGGCAAAAGCACAGCAAGAAAGAGGTTAAGTGCAAACTTAAACCTCAAGCTTTGCGTGCACGTAAGGCTGCATTGAAAGCATTTAAACGAAAGTATGCCGCTTAACAGCGGCTTTTTTTGTATTGTCCTTTGACTAATAGTCATGACTTTAATTTCCACCAAAGACATTCTTGCTGAGATGCCTTTGCCAAAAGCTATCGAAAAGAACGTGGATAGCGACTTTAAGTCTTTTCCTCCTGTTGATGACACTATTGTCTGGATCAAGCAGGTGGATTGGAATGAAGTTGGTATGCGCTGCAAAGGTGGCCTCAATAATGTGGGGCTTGTCCTTGCTGTGACTGGTGAAAAACTCTATGACTTTGGTTGTTGGTTAGCCAAAGTTTGAAACTTTAGGCGCTTAACAGCGCCTTTTCTTTCTTGTACTCTTTGAAGATTACATGAAAGGTATAGCTCAATCCCACTTTGTCGGTATTCAGCGTGTACAACCGCACAAGTCGCGGATTGTGCATGCGTTTGACTTGGACGACACTATTACTCAAAAGCCTGATGGCTTTGATAACCGTGGTATGTCCAAAAATGATTTCTTTGATGCATCCAGAGCATTCGGTCCTGATGACCGCATTGTGGATTTATTACGGATGATGCATCAATGGGGTGATTCAATTGCCATCTGTACGGCTCGTCCGTCCGATAGGCTTACTGAATCCTACAACTGGCTTCGCAAGTGGAACATCCCATTTGATGTCATCCTTGTGTCTACTGGCGTAGATAGCAGCGGTAATACAAAGCAGCACATGCTGAAGTATCTCCGCAAAAGCTATCGGATGGTGGGTACTCTCATTGATGACAGTCCCTACAACATAGAAGGCGCTCGCCTACAACGGATTAAACGCATCCATGTACTCAAGAACTGCGAGTACTGGGATGCACATCCAGAAGTGGTGGTCAAGGTTTGATGAAGCTACTTCTCTATATATTCCTTGCTCTCTACTTCAATGCAGATGCAAGATCTATCGGCTTATGCCTTCTACCACCTTTGTCTAGTACAGAGACAACTGATATTTGCTTTGATGAGCAATAGCCGCCGATTGGCGGCTTTAGTTTCTTGTGTCCAGTACATGATCACAATGACAGACCTTCAAGTACGTGCAGCAAAGCGCACTCGCGAAGAGTATCTCCGTCAAACCAAAGAGATGATGAGAGATCTTCTTTACCTTCGTAAAGCAGGTAAAACAGCCGTGATTGGTTGAAAACACACAAGGGCGCTTAACTGCGCCTTTCTTTTTTAATGTTCTTTTTCTGAATGCTTAATGGCAATCACCTATGACTTCCAGATTGTTGCTAGCAACATTCCAGGACTTAAGAAGGTGGTTCCTCAGAACGAAGATGCGTTCTGCTATCTCGTAGATGAAACCGAATACACCATCTTCTCAGATGGTTCTACCGCTCTATTTAACGAGCGTATTGATGACTTCATCTCCGATGCAGGCCACGCACATATGTGCTGCAATATCGCTTGAGTTAACCACTTTTCCCGCTTAGCAGCGGGTTTCGTTCTTTTTGTAAATTCGAGATCTATATGACTCAATCATTCAACATTCCCGACAGCATCTCACCGGAGGTGCTTCAAAAGCACCTTAAAAATGCAGTAGTCGATGAACCTATCAATGATTTGCCTGAAGATCTTTTTGATCAAGCAGAGCATTGGGTACAGCAAGCTTCATCCAACTCGGACAACCCCATGATTGTCCATAAGTTGATGATTATTGCTATCGTCGATCGCATGATTCAGTTCCACGAAGGTATTGCTGAACGTATGGATGAAAAGGGTGATGGGAGACAAGCTGGAGTTTGGCTCAAAGATGCTGGTAAGTTCCAGGCCATTATGAACATTCTTCAGACGATCGAATGTGGCCCTGATGACCCTATTTGTACTTCTTGTAGTGGTCACCACTAAACACTTTGCCGCTTAACAGCGGCTTTCTTTTTTTATGTTCTTTATCAAAGTTTCACTTTGACTAACACTCAAACTCGCTACGCTCAGTTCAACGCTCTCACCGTCACTGGACGTATTTTCAACGCTGAGATCGTGACGCAAGCTGACGGCAGCCAGTTTTTGGCTGTATCCGTTATCAGCACTGCTACCACTGATGGCGCAGACTTGGTGTATAACTTCACCAACAACAACGGCCTTATGGGCCTTCACGAGAAGGGCTATTTCGGTAAGGGCCGTCAGGTGACTATCACTGGTCACATCAAAAATGTCAGTGAGGTCTACACCGACAAGTCTGGCCAAGTGCGTATGCGCAAGCGTCCCGAGATCAGCCTCATTGGAGTGACTGTTCTTGACGGTGGCCTTGGACCTATGCCTAAAGTTGAGAACAACGTACGTTCTGTTGCAGGCTCTGTTGTCACTCAAGTTGGCACTCCTGCTATTGATGACACTCCTGACTACAGTTCAGAGGCAGAGCAACAGGAAGAGGTTGCTCTTTATTGAATAAATTCCTGGCCGTGTATCCCACGGCTGGGATTTTTCTTTTTTCAAACTATAAACATTAATCAGAACCACGCAGCAGGATTATAAGTAGCAAGCTTTAAGCAAATCTGTTGCTCATTAGCTTGTTATATGCAAGACCCAGCTTCTCCATAGCCTTTTCTGTACCTGGACGTCTGACAACAGTGACTATTCCAGTCTTATCCCGTCCTTGTAAACCTTGTTTAAACAGCTCACGTTCTTTTCGTGCAGCAGCATTACGTGCATCCATTGCTTCACGGCTAGATCTGATTTGATCAGTACCAATAACATTGGCTGCTGCTTGAACAGCATTTGTTGTACCGTAAGCAGCATTTGTCGCTGCATTTACGTGAGATGGGTTAGTTAACTTGTTATGCCATGCAGCAACGGTACTACCACGACCAGTCGGGTGGTACATCGTACTTTTCAAGTCTTTAGCACTGACATTAAGAGCAGCATCTGCTGACAATATTGTCGCTAACTCTTTTAAAAATGGTAGATCTACTTCACCTGCAAAACGAGACATTCGCAATTGCGGCGTTACTTGATCAACTAACGAATGAATAGCATCAGCATTACTAGTCCCAGGCAAAATAATATGTGCACCATGAGCACCTTCACCTTTGAAGAACTGACGATTAATCGGATCAAAGTGGGCAATGTTATGAGCTGGCGCAGAAAGAGGTATCAATCCGCTGTATGCCTGACTAGTAATGGGCAATTCCTTGCCAGCACCATATAACGTGTCACCCCAGTTTTCATATGACTGATTACCTGTAATAGTAGCAACTGACCCAGCAGGCACACCATGATGAATTTCACCTCCATGCCAACCCCTAATCATATTCATCTCAGATGCAGTCTTATTTAAAGGGCCACGAACCAAACTAAGTGCCGTCTCAAACGGTACGTCCTTTAATTCAGGATTCTCCTTATACAACTGCTGGACTTTATTTAACACAGGTTCAAACAAAGCAGTAGATTCAGCATTCAATAAGTTGTTTGCTCTACTAATATCTTGACGAATTCGTGGGTTTAATGACCTGCCATCAGACATTAGCTTCGATGCAAGTACGTTGTACAACATCACCTTTGACTGATAGTTAGGGTCGTTTGTAATTAACTTGTGATTAATAGCCTTATTACCTTGCCAAAGTTTTCCCACTCATATACATACCTATGTTTATTTAATTCGCATAAGTATCAACATCTACTATTTGATTGTATAAACTTTTGGGACGCTAATTAGCGTCTCTCGTTATTAACGTCCTTTCAACTATTTCTTATGGACACGCAAATGGTTTTGATTGCTAAATCACAAGTTGAACAACTTCTTGTGCAACTTCAACGAGCAGAAGGATATTGTTTGAAGGCTCGTCCTGTTAGTTTTCCTATGTCTCGTGAAGATTTATTTGCAGAACCAACTGAGTTTTACTCAGGTGCATCTGGATATGCTCGGTCTACAATGCGTCAGGTAATTGACACTCTTGAATCACATCTTCAAGATGTTTGAGCTAGGGTAATTACAGGCAGGAAGAAGAACGACGTCACTGCCTACCCGATCGGGTTACAGGCATTTTTGTCGTTTCTGTCTGTGTAATTGAAAAGGCTGCCTCGTGGTGGCCTTTCCCCCAAATGCCTAGGTGGCGGAATAGGTAGACGCATCGGACTTAAAATCCGCTGACATTTATGTCGTGCGAGTTCAAGTCTCGCTCTAGGTATTATTTAGTTAAAGTAATTATGTTGAAAGAAATATATATGTGCCGTACAAAAATCCGTGCAAACGTAAACAAGCACGTAAAAAACATCGTCAACATATTAAAGATGAAATAAACAAACGCCTTACTCCATGTGCACACTGCGGCGCTTTTGATGTAGCTTTTATGGATTGGCACCATACAGATCCATCTACTAAAGTAGCCTCAGTTAATAGGTTAAAACGTGATTCAACACTTGAAGCAGCATTAGCTGAATTAGAAAAGTGTATATGTCTTTGTTCTAATTGCCATCGTAAACTTCACTATTACGAGCAATCAAACAAGGTTCCGTAGCTCAGTTGGATAGAGCATCGCTCTTCTAAAGCGTCGGTCGTTGGTTCGAATCCAACCGGAATCGTTGCTTCGTTAGCAATCTGGTGAATGCAGCAAACTCATAATTTGCCTAAGGCTGGTTCAATCCCAGCACGAAGCATATGTATGTTCTATGTACAATTGATAAAGAATCAATTTATCAATAAATGTCTTATCATCAATCTGATCACTATAACCCACGTTTTGGTTTTGGTAGACTTGGACGTGTAAATAAAGATGATTTTAGTATTGACGGAAAATCTTGGGAATATCGAAATCCTACAAACTATAATGATGATGATGACGGATGGTCTAACTATAACTACAAATACAATAACAATGCCAGTGCAGTAACAAATCCTTTATACGACTATGATTATGGAACTGTTCGAGATGCTGCAAAAAAACTTGGCATTGGCAACGTTGATGAAAAAGCAGAAGTAGATCAATTACTAAAATATATTCAAGAAGGACCTGAAAAAGAGACCAAAGTTAAACAATCTAAAAAAGATAAAAATAAGCCAAAAGCGCAAGAATTTAAAGACGAATACGTAGATAAAATAATTAAAGAAACTAAACCTGAATTAAGCCAAACTGTTGGTGACGTGACAGGTGGAGATAACAGTATTGTTTCTCCTATAAATCAAGCAAATCCTATTTCAATTAAAGGAGATAGCAATACTGTCTCACAAGATAGCTCTATTAAGCAAATGATGGACAATTTGACGCAATCCTTACGGTTAGCTTATTAAAAAGTTACGATAAGCTACGATAAGCTACGCTAACTACGCTAGCTTCTATATACTGTTTTTAAAAATAAGAGAAGAGAATAATGAGCAGTTCTAATAAAAAAAGACATATATAAAGAACTACTGTAGTTTGCGTAGTTTTTTGTAGCTTTTAATGTACCCCAATAATTGTTGAAAGCCAGTAAATACAGGCATATTCGAGCAAAAAACCGCTTGTAAAACTTGCTACCCGTAAAACAGTAAAACTGTAGATCCACAAAACTATATGACCACAAGTAGCAAGACGTAAACCACTGGTATTATTTATCACCATCTTACAGCGGTCACATGAAACGAGTAACAGTTGTGTTTCCGCCTGATCTACACAAGCTTCTCAAGCTCAAGAGTGTCAACGAAGATAGAACAATGAACGACCTCATACTTACAGCTGTACGTAAGTACATCAGTAAATCTAGTTCAGATATATAAATATTCCTGCTGAGTTGAACTAGGCGAAATAGGTTTGATGGGCCGCTTACCAGCGGCTTTCACAACGAGTGTCCAATATATGCATTCAAAATGCCCGCAAATTTCACATCTGGCTGGCTCGGCAACGGCGAACGTGCTTGGCACGGAATGGGTGTCGTCACTGACGGAACCTTGCCAGCGCGAGAAGCGTTTGAAACAGCAGACGCACTCTTTACTGTCGAGAAGCGACCACTTTTCTACAACTGCGCAGACGAAGCAGACGGAGTACTTGAATCGGACGCATTTGCTGTCGTCCGTACCGATTCCGAACGCTTGCTCGGTGTTGTCTCCCGTCAATACGAGATCGTGCAGAACGATTCGCTCCTTCGGATGGCCGAGTTCATCCGAGAAGAGGTTGACATGGACTGCGTCATCGTTTTATCGGATGGTGCCAAGGTCTGTTTTACCGCCACACTCCGTGGTGCGGCGACGGACATCGTCCCTGGTGACACAGTAAAGCGTCGCATTGTTGGCTACCTCGGTCACGACGGCAAGACTGGCTGTGGCGCTAAGTTCACCAACATCCGTGTTGTCTGTCAAAACACACTGACTGCAGCACTCGGTGAATCTGGTGCACACAGCAGCATCACTCACAAGAACGGTGCTAACAACAACTTCGATGCTCTTATCAATAGCATTGATGTAGCACGTCAGGACTTTGTTACTGAGTGTGAGCTGATGCGTGAGTTCTCGCAGTTTGCTATTACTAGCGCTCAGTTCAATGACTTTGTTGACCAGGTCTACAATATTGATGAAGGTCAAGTGTTCCGTAAGCGTGACAAAATCACTGCTGCTATGAACCGTGGCTATGGGGTTGAGTACAACCCTGGCACTCTGTGGACTGCAGTTAATGCAATCACACAGATCGAGACAAGCACTCGTGGCACTACTGCTGCTAAGGGTCGTGCTCAGTTTGCACGTGGCACCTTCGGTGTCGGCGCTCAAATCAGCAAGAAAGCATTTGCTGTTGCACGTGAATTAGTATCTGCATAATGACTTGTAAAGAAGCGTTGAATGCTCGTTATAGCGTTCGAGGTACAAAATCAAATGGTATTAGCGAGTATGCGGTTTCATTGAATTTCTTTGAAGCACAACGCTTCTTTAATTCATTAGTTAGGCGTGGATTTAAAGCTATTGCTACTCCTCACTAATTATTACTTTTGTTATACATTAGTAACTGTTAATTATGAATAAATGCTTAAGCGTATTATTAGCAGTGTCTTTATTGCTGCTGCCTGTTTCAACACAAGCGCATCCAGTGCAGGAACAATGTTGGCTTCCTGGTATGGTCCGTATTTCCACGGAAGGCTCACAGCCAACGGCGAAATTTACAATATGTACGGAATTACCGCCGCACATAAGACCTTACCTTTCGGTACAAAATTACGTGTTTGCTACCAAGGATGCGTGGATGTACGTATCAATGATCGCGGCCCTTACATTGGGCAGCGTGAGCTTGATTTATCTTACGGGGCAGCAAAAGCCATCGGCTTGATTGAGCCTGGTGTAGCAACTGTCGAGATTACATATATTTAATAACCAGGGCACACAATTGTGTTAAGTCCCTGATATATTAAGAACAAGTTAGGAGTAAACCTAACGCTCCTAACTGTTGTTACTAGGAGATTGAAATGAGTAAAACTATTCGAAACGAAAAGACGCGTGGCTATCTTGATAAGTTGCAAAAGCAACGCGAAACACGCAAGCAAATTCGTGACCTTAAATCATTTGATTGGTTGGCTGATATTTTTCCTGACGAACAGCTGATTACAGCTGAAATTTGAGCAAATATACCCTGCCTTTGTCAGGGTTTTCTAATTTACAATACTTAATGTAGGCTTAACCGCCGAGTAATAACCCGAAACATCGTCTTTTTTAAAATGGCAACTAGCATCATTTCGGGTGCCCAGTCCCGCAAAACAAACTGGGAATATTTTTGTGAATGGGTCACTAGTACAAACAATCGCCTCTATGTAGGTTGGTTTGGCGTACTAATGATTCCTACTCTTCTCGCAGCAACTATTTGTTTTATTACTGCGTTTGTAGCAGCACCACCTGTCGATATTGATGGAATTCGTGAACCTGTAGCTGGATCTCTGCTTTATGGAAACAACATTATCTCCGGTGCCGTTGTACCATCCAGCAATGCAATCGGCTTACACTTTTATCCGATCTGGGAAGCAGCAACACTCGACGAGTGGCTGTATAACGGGGGACCTTTCCAACTCACGGTCTTTCACTTCCTTATCGGTATCTACGCTTACTTGGGACGAGAGTGGGAACTTAGTTACCGACTAGGAATGCGTCCTTGGATTTTCGTAGCATACAGCGCACCTGTTGCTGCAGCTTCTGCTGTTTTTCTTGTATATCCATTTGGCCAAGGATCTTTCTCTGATGCAATGCCCCTCGGCATCTCCGGAACATTCAACTATATGTTTGTCTTCCAGGCTGAACACAATATCCTCATGCATCCCTTCCATATGCTCGGCGTTGCTGGGGTATTTGGTGGCAGTTTGTTTAGTGCTATGCACGGAAGTCTGGTTACTTCTTCTCTTATTAGAGAAACGACTGAAGAAGTGAGCCAAAACTATGGCTATAAGTTTGGCCAAGAGGAAGAGACCTACAACATCGTGGCTGCCCATGGTTACTTTGGTCGCTTGATCTTCCAATACGCCTCCTTCAACAACAGCCGTAGCCTCCACTTCTTCTTGGCTGCCTGGCCTGTTATTGGCATTTGGTTTACCGCCTTGGGAGTGTCAACCATGGCCTTTAACTTGAACGGTTTCAACTTTAATCAGTCTATTCAATCATCTAAAGGACATGTTATTGATACATGGGCTGATATTTTGAATCGTGCAAGCCTTGGCATGGAAGTAATGCATGAGCGAAATGCTCATAACTTCCCTCTTGATCTTGCTACTGCAGATATTACTCCTGTTGCGCTAATTGCACCATCTATTGGTTAATCATAATGATTAAATTATTTATTGCCTCGCTTTCCTGCGGGGCTTTTTTATTAACATCCTGCACTTTTACATTAAATTCTAATGAGCTTATTACCAGTTGCATCGCTGGGTTTGTTGAGACTTCGTCAGGTAAGGGTACGCTTGATTTCTTCACGTTCACTAAATTCTCGCCTAAGATTCATAGTCTTGAAAACGTTAGCATCAAAACAGCAAAAACAATTACTAAACAAATAGGTGTTTGTTAATGAATGAGCTAAATAGAGAGCAACTTAGAGATTTGATGCATGCTGTAAGACATTATCAATATCACCACATAAGCATTAATAATCCTCGTTATGACGAGTTTTCACATATATTAAATGTATTAGAACAAAATTTACCTAATGAAGATATTTCTAGACACAGCAAACACTTCAACAGTGAAGAGATTGTTTTCGACAGGTCTGATAGACGGAGTTACAACGAATCCATCATTGATCCGGAAATCTGGAGCTAATCCACTTGATGTGTATGCTGAAATGCAATCTTTTGGAGTACCTGATATTAGTATGGAAGTTTCTGGTACTGCAGATGAAATGTATGATGAAGCTCAAAGTTTATCTAGTCAATTTGGGGATGTAGCGACGATTAAACTTCCAATGACAGTTGATGGGTTAAATGTTACTCGTCAATTAAGCCAACAAAATATTCGCACTAATGTTACTTTAGTTTTTACTATTCCTCAAGCAATTCTTGCGGCAAAAGCAGGTGCTACGTATGTATCTCCTTTTGTTGGACGTTTAGATGATCAACAAATTGCAGGCCTTGAAGTTGTTCGAGGTATTGCAAGTCTTTATCAAATGAAAAACGTTCGCACTAAAGTATTAGCAGCATCTATTCGAGATGTACATCGTGCTGTACGTTCTTTTTACAATGGAGCTGATGTAGTTACTATGCCTCCAACTGTATTTGAAAGAATGTCAGATCATATTCTTACTGATGCAGGATTAGAAATTTTTAATGCAGATATTGCCGCAATAGCTCAAAATAATCACTAAACTTAATAAAGTTATTATATTTACTATGACTGTTACTAATGAAGATGGCGGACGCCAAAACGTATTCGCTAAAGAACCAAAAATGAATGTGATGGATGTCACTGTTACGCATAACGAAAAAGCAGAAATGTTAAATGGAAGGCTCGCAATGCTTGGCATTATTGCTGCCCTTGGTGCTTACGCAACTACTGGACAAGTCATCCCCGGTATTTTTTAATTGGAGTAATGGATTTTATTCAGGACCTTCAATAATGATTAAAGTTGCAAAATGGTAATACTCAACTAAAGAGTTATATAGTTATGATTAAAGCAACGTTATTCGATACTAAATTATGTCTTTAGGAGATGAAGCTGCAGCTGCCTCAACACGATATACTCGTCGCCCTATTGTAGGCAATTCACCAGCAAAAGTAGAAGAAACTCCAGTTGTAGAAGAAACTGTAGTAGAAACTCCTGTTGAAACTGCTAATACTGACCAACAATAAATACCACAAACATTGTTAAACTAAAGACATATTTGCATTTAATCAACTATGTCTGCTGCCGAAGAAAACACTCGTAAAAGTGGTAGCCGAATGGCTGCTAAACGAGGCACACGAATTAACAATACTAATAAAGTAGATTTTAGCGGCGCTAAAATTGGTGCTTTTAATTCGGGCAACAGTACATCTACTTCTAAATCTACTTCTAATTCCTCTGCTGGAATGAGCAGTAGCAGTTCTAGTAAACCAGGTAAAAAACCATTTACACAGCCAGGTAGTTCTAGTAAAAATCAAAAAAAAGCAGATCGTGAAAAACGCGCCGAAAAGCGCATGATGCGAATCAAATCTTTGCGTATGCAAAGAAGGAAAGCAAGGCAAAGCGGTGATAAAAAGCTTGCTAAGAAACTTTCTATGCGAATTATGAGAATTCGTAGAATGTCTTCACAACAGGCTCAAAGACGCATGATGCGAATCAAATCTTTGCGTAATCAAAGAAAGGCAGCAAAGCAAAGCGGTAATACAAAGCTTGCTAAGAAACTTTCTATGCGAATTATGAGAATTCGTAGAAAGTCTTCGCAACAGACTAAAAAGCGCACTAATAATAGACTTACTAAGCGAATTATGAGAATTCGTAGAAAGTCTTCACAACGGGCTCAAAGACGCATGATGCGAATCAAATCTTTGCGTAATCAAAGAAAGGCAGCAAAGCAAAGCGGTAATAAAAAGCTTGTTATGAAACTTTCTATGCGAATTATGAGAATTCGTAGAAAGTCTTCACAACAGGCTCAAAGACGCATGATGCGAATCAAATCTTTGCGTAATCGAAAAAAAAAACTAAAGAGCGCAAGAAAGTAATCAGCTCTTTGCGTAATCAAAGAAAGAAAGCAAGGCAAACCGGTAATAAAAAGCTTGCTAAGAAGCTTTCTATGCGAATTATGAAAGTTCGTATGAAGGATAGACCACGTCCGATGAGATCTATTCGTCAGGTTATGAGAGCTAAGCGTCAAGCTATGAGAGCTATTCGTCAGGCTATGAAGCTTAGGCGTCGAGCTATGAGGCTTAGGCGTCAGGCTATGGGATCTACGCCTCGGGTTATGAGAGCTATTCGTCAAGCTATCAGAGCTAAGCGTCGAGCTATAAGAGCTAAGCGTCGGGCTATGAGACTTCGACGTCGGGCTATGAGACGCTAGAAGTAGAGTTAACCGTAAAAAAAGAAAGTAAACTTTCTTAAGTGTCACTAATAAACTAACCATAGCCGCCAAAAGGCGGCTATATTTATGTCATGGGTTAATCGCCCATGTTTTAAATTTGCAACGAATGCATATATCAAATCAACAATCCAAAGAACTCACTGAGATTATTGAAGATACAATTGAATATTTTTGCGATAAAGAAAAAGTGTCTGGGCAACTAGCTTGGACCTGTATTGAATGTTTAGCAACTTCAAAACTTGCTGAATTAAATGGTGAACTTACATCTTTTGTGTAATGGTATATACATCCAAAAAAATTGCACAGGCATGTGTAGACTATGTCGTTCCCATGTGCAATACTCACCATACAAATCGACTTGAAGTTCTTGAAACTATGGCAGTTTTAATTGCTAAAGAGATTTCACATCTTAAAAGCATAGATCCTGTTAGAAATCGATAAAATAAATGCCGCTTAACAGCGGCTTTAGTTCTTAATGCCTTTAAGGCATCTGTCAAACAAATACATTTCCATGACTATTCTCCAAGACAACACAGCTATTGTTTCAGATTTGATTGCTGGTGGTCAGCAATCTGATGTCAGCATGATGATTGGTGTCGGTGTCAATAAAGATAGCGATGCAGTATTTTTCATGTATCGCGGTGATGATCAAGAGCCAGTTGCACTTACTATTCCAACTTCGGGTAAACCTTTGACTCGCCTTGGCAATGTCAAAGTGACTGGTATCAATATTGCTGAAGATATTGGCTCATTTAAGTCCACCAAGCTCAATCTTTTTTTGACTACTAACACAGGTACAGTTATTCTTGTTACTTCTGGATTGACAACTCTCTGGTCCCAATGTGTCTTGACTGGCTTAATGGGAGCATTCAATACTGGCAATCTTGAATTTGCTTTGACTTTGGATACCTGGAAAGGTAATTCCAAAATGAAGCCATGCTTTGCCGCTATCCGTTCTGGCGATCTTAAAATGTCTGATACTGATTTGTATGAGCAACTTAAAGAAGCCCGATCTGATCGTGATAATAAAAAAGTAGAAACTATTTTGCGTGATTGTGTTTCAATTCTCAGTCATTCAATCTCACCTTCAGACGAAAAAGATCTTAAAGTATTGAATGTGAATATTCACCATAACAACGACAATAACGAGGAGCTTTTCTGATGGGTTCACAGTCTGAACGCCGTAATCTCTATTACGAAGAAAATGATCAATATGATCCTTTGATTTCAGTAGATATCAACGAATATCTTATTGAAAGTTGGCCTACTTTAACATTAAAACAACGTACTTCTGTTTGGACTCTTTGTCAAAATGATGAAGAATTTGATTACACCAGTATTTACGATCAGATTGATGATTATGTATATAAACTTGCTGAAAGTGATTCTGAAGTATATTTGGGTGATGATTCTTCTGATTATGAAGAATATGATGACGATGAAAATGACGATGACACTGATGATGAAGACGAAAGTCTTGATGGTTATCTAATTGTCGATGTTGTCACTTATTTGTCAGATAAATATCCAAATATTACTGAAGAACAACTTTTTGAAATTTCAGACCATATGAATAGCGACGAAGCATTTAGCTGGGATGCTCTTTATACCTATATGGATTTTTACGTCAAGCAATATGCATGCGAAGTAGATAATACTATTAATTTAGAAGAATCTTCAGATGAAGCTGAATGAGTATTGACTCAATTGCTGAACTTCAAACTACACGTAGATATTTAACTTCTATTTTGTTAAATCTACCAATACAAACAAATGATATAAGTGTGGCAAGCCTTCTTGTCATGCTTGATCATTTTGTAGCCAATCCAAAAGATTATCTTGAACTTATTAAATGTCAAGAACAGTAATTATCAATGACTACGATGCACTCGATGTCGTATTGCTGTGTCACGCAGCACTGGCCCAGGACTCACCAGAAACTCCTACGTTCTATTTCAACCAAATACTCAATCTTATGTTTGGTTATCTCAATACTGCTCAACGAAAAGAAGTCGAAGAGTATCTTGCTGAGAAGAAGTATCTGCCTGAGGTAAAAATCGAACTAAGTAAATGAAACTAACCAAAGAAAATCAGGAGTTTCTTGACACACTGTTTGACAATTTAATGAAACATACAGACAGTAACATGATTGATTTGCACGATGATGACTCGTGTTGTGACCACATTGAATTCGAAAAGCTAGTTGACAATGATTGATTACGATATTAAATACATTGATAAAGAAGGTGACCAGCAAGACTTTGTAATCACTTCAATTGATGCAAGGACGGCAATGAACAATTTGTTTGAGCTGTGTCCAGATGCTAAGCGAATTGTTCGCTGCACACCCAAACCAATGTTTGAGGACTAATGGAATTAAATTCTGAAGCTATTGAACATTTCAAAGACTACCTTGTTGAATCAATGAATGATGATGTTTATTATCAACTAAAAGATTGGCTTAATCAAGTACTTGGTGAAGATCAGGATTTTGATGAAGCAATCAATTTCTTTGTGGATAATCTCCATGGCTCACTTCAATGGATTGACTAATGTTCAAAACACAAACTGAAATGGAAGCTATTGCAGTTTCCAAGCCAACAATCCGGACTGTGTTTAATCCACAAACGCTAAACGAAGATGAGCATCTTGGTTATGACGCAGAGGTGCAATACAAACGCAAAGAAAATACTGTGCGTTTGATTATATGTAGCCAGCTAGATACAGTACGAGTTGGTGAACCTGTGATGATTTCATATCATTCAGGAATGAGATGTTATCAACATAGCCGCCACGTTGTAACATCTAATGAGGAGAATTGCATTGGCGGTTTCTACTTTACTGACGGTAAAAAAGCATGAATGATTTAGACATACTCACAGCTCGTGAGCAATTGATGGAAGACATTGATTCTATCATTGAGACAACATTTAATGAGGTGTTCCCACATACAAAAGAATATAAGGAACTACAAGATGATCTCGTTATAACCTTATGTGACGCTGTCTGTACAAACTTATCTGCTAACCACAGTACAAAAGCATGAATCAACTTGTTTTTGATTATTTATGTGATCTTGCAAACAATAAAACTGTTGACGGCTTAGTTGACGACAACGTCTGGGAAGCAAGTACATATATTATTGAAAATTTTAATTATCAAGATATCTACAATCAAATAGATAATCTTCTTGAAAATTATTTAGTGCAACACAGCACAGAAGATTGAACACTTTACAAAACAGCAAATCATTGGAGATAAAGAGCATATGGACTACGAACCCATTGACGTAATTTAATGATGAAACATTACAAACTCTATGTTTTTACCCAAGACGCTTGTCCTCCTTGCGCACGGCTCAAGAACTATGTCGAAACTCTCTCAGAAGATGAAAGGGCTGAGCTTGATTTTGTCCCACTTAAGACGGCCTCTGGTCAGCGTACGGCGCTTGCAGAGGAGCTTGCGGTGGATCTTACACCAACACTCGTTGTCTGCCACGAGACTATCTCTTGTGAGATTGCTAGTGACGACGAAGAATACTGCGAGTTGGAAGAAGAATCTGTAGAGCGCTTTGTTGGTGCTGCTGCAATTATTGAAAACCTCGACAGTCTACTTGACGCATATACATACGCACATCCTGAATGATTTAAATGTCGAAGAAAAGTAACATAATTGAAGCGAAAGGCACTATTTTTAAAGAAAGTGGCAACGGATATTTCAACGTAGAACTTGAAGAACCTAAAGGTCATAATTGTCTGTGCCGTGCCTCAGGTCGCTTGATCACTCGCAAGATTCAATTGCTTGTGGGTGATCGAGTTACTGTTGAATTGTCACCATATGATCTTGATCGTGGACGTATAACACTCCGCGAAAAATGAACAAAACAACTATAAACTGGTATAACGCAATTAAAAAACAAATGACATTAGGAGATCAAGCACGAGTATTTCGCAAAACGTTTAATCAAGAAATACTTGATAATATTTCCCGCTACGGTTTCGTTAAGAAGCAATTGTGGGACATGCAAGTGGGACTTATTAACGAAGAATCTTGTGAGTTTCTTGAAGCTGCTGAGGAACTATATGCAGATCCTGAAGATCAAGACCTTCGTCAATCACTTGTTAAAGAGTTAAGTGATTTAGTCTTTGTCTGCTATCAATTTGCAGCTGCTTTTAATATTGATTTAGACAGGGCAATGACCCTTATTTTTGAATCTAATATGAGTAAACTAGATGCACAAGGCATGCCAATCTATCGAGAAGATGGCAAGGTTTTAAAGGGTCCTAACTATAAAGCTCCAGATCTTTCTTCGTGTTTGCCATTGCCCCTACTTTCTTATGACGAATCCCATGGAAAATAATCAAATGATTGCTCGTACTGGTCGAGTTCAATCCTGGATGGATGATCAAACCAGTCGGTTGCCTGTGTCGTGCACAGTCTTTGTTGTTGATGACTCGATGGAAGGTCCTAATGGTATCGAAGCAAGCTGGCGTTTTGTCTCTCATGCACTTCGTAATGGCGCTGGAGTCGCGGTCCACCTTTCAAAACTACGCGCTAGAGGAAGCGATAATGGCAAGGGACTTGTTGCATCTGGTCCTTGCTCGTTTGGACAAATATATTCAATGCTCAACCAAACTCTCAGACGAGGAGGTATCTATAAAAACGGAGCAGTAGTTCTTCATCTAGATATCAATCATCCTGATATCCTAGAATTTGTTCAAATGCAGCGTAACGAAATTCCTTGGGCTAAACGTTGCGTTAATGTCACAACTACATTTTGGAATGAAGCTACACGTGAAGTTAAAGATGCAATCATTGCTGGCATCAAACGTGGAGACATCTGGCTTGCAAAAATGCGCACTGATCAATACGGTCGGCGTATCTATGCAAACGTTTGTCTAGAAGTCTTTTTACGCTCACGTGGCACTTGTTTGTTGGAACACATTAACTTGGGTGCATGCACACCTGAAGAAATTCCTCAAGCTTTTGTAGATGGCATGGAAGAACTTATTGAATTGCACTCCAAAACTGGTGTAGAAAATACTGGTGAGTATTTAACCCAAGATGAAGATCGACAAGTTGGTCTTGGAATGCTTGGATTAGCTAATTTGTTGGCACTTGAAAAAGTTACTTATGCACAATTTGCTGAAGCTTTAGAAGAATGCCTTTGGCCTGAAAGAAGCTATATCGTGACTCCTCCTGCCCGTAAAATTGTAAAAGCACTTAAGCGAGGCATTGATGCCGCAGCAGCTGTAGCACGCCTGTCCAACATGGATCGTGCGTTTGCAATTGCTCCAACTGCATCATGCAGCTATCGCTACACTGATCGAGCAGGCTATACAACGGCCCCTGAATTGGCTCCGCCAATCGGGCGCACAGTTGATAGGGACAGCTCTACATTTGGGGTTCAATCCTTTGACTACGGTCTAGTTGAAACAGCTGAAGAAGTCGGCTGGAATGACTACAAACGTACTGTTGATGGAATTATGGAACTTCTTAACCGCACTGGCCTTGCACACGGTTATAGTTTTAATTCTTGGAGTGATGTCGTAATTTACGACGATCAGTTTATTGATTCGTGGCTTGCATCTCCACAAACAAGTTTGTATTATTCATTGCAAGTCATGCAGAATACCCAAGATAAAACTGATGCAATGGCTGCATTAGGCGGCAATTTCGAATCTATTTTTGGATTTGATGAATTAGATGCTGATGACAACGATGTGTCATTGACAATGTTCAATGATCCTGCAGCCTGTGTAGGTTGCGCAGAATAACCAAGCCTTTAATAAGAAAATCTCTTATTAAAAGAAACCAACTAACCTTTAATAAGATAATGAAAGCAGAAACTCCTTACATCCAACTTCATCAGCGTAAACGTACATGGACACCTGTTCAAGTATCGTCTGGCCAACTTCTCGAAGGAGGCGAAGAAGTCATTCAACGTGCCCTTTCTTTGCGTTGCTTAGAAATTCCAGTTGGTGATTTTATTCAAGATGCTATGAAAGGTGACTTGCCTGATGTCAAAGGCTGCAAAGAACTTCTTGAAAGTAATGTACAAGACGAAATTAAACACGATATTGCACTCAACTATGCAGCTAAAGTCCATAAAATTCCTAAACAATTTGAAAAAGAAGCTGCGCATATTTGTAAAACATGGCTTGAACTTGATCGACATCCAGTCCTTAAAGCCGTTGTATTGGAAAGATCCGTCTTCTTTGTTCTCTTACCAATCTTTCGATTCCTTGGAGACACGGGATTGCGCACGACAAGTGCCGACATCTCACGAGATGAACAGACCCATGTTGCTGCCAACACGCTTGTCTGTGAGGCGCTTGGACTTACCTCTGACAAAACCCTCAACAATCTCCGCCGCGCTACGATCGCATGGTGCCTTCAATCCCTCCAAGGCAAATCTGATCACAAACATCTCTCGGCAAACTTCTGGCTTACAAGTTCAGATTCTTTGTATTCAAGAGGCAAAGCGGAAGGGTTGATGGAAACAAGAGCTTCACGTATGCCGGCTTTCTTTGAAACTAGCAGTGTTAATCTTCCTCAATATGCTTAATTAATTTATATGCCTTCCAAAATTGAAGTTGTTGCTGAAAAAATTTGTCTAGATACATTTGATGATCATTCACTACCAACTGATGTCCATGTAATTACTTTTACAAAAGATGGTGAACGTCAGTTTGATGCTGTTCGAGCTTATTCTAAGGTTGATATTTTTAATGAGTATTATGACAAATTAGGCAAAGATAATCCAATTCATTCTATTGAATCTGGATATGGACGAATCAAACCTCGAATATACGGTAAAATTTCTGGAGATTAATATGAATAGTGAATATGGTTCTGTTGAACACTATGCTCAACAGTTTTCTGATTGGTTAGCTGATATTCAGGCTGATGAACCACATTATGGAGATAATCTAATTGCTGGTCTTAAGCTTGCATTAGCTGATTGGAAAAATTATTATCAAAAACAAGTTGCTGAATGTGATCGTATCGAAAAATTATTTGATGAAGAAATCTGATTATCAGCAGCAGCTTTTATTGCTTGTTAAAAAGTATACCCAACAACTTACTATTAAGCAACTTAAACAATTAATTGCTAAACATGCATAATGCTAAACTTGTTTGGATAACTCCAGACGCAGAAAAACTTATTGGCAAAATTGCAAGAGTTTCAAATCCTAAAAACGAAGACAATCCTAATGTCGAAAAACTCATCCGATATCTTATCAAACACAAACACTGGAGCCCATTTGAAATGGCGTCCATGTGCGTCGAGATTAAGACTACACGCGCTATTGCTCCGCAAATATTACGCCACAGATCCTTCTCATTTCAAGAGTTCAGTCAACGCTATGCAATCCCAACTGAATTAGTTGTTCCTGATCTTCGTCGTCAAGATTTGAAAAATAGACAAAATAGTATTGATGATTTACCTAAAGAAACAGTCGAATTGCTTCAACACCAAATCAATAATCATTATCGAAGCTCTTTAGATATTTATAATAGTATGTTGGACTATGGTGTAGCTAAAGAGTGTGCGCGTTCTGTTCTCCCTCTTAATACAGCAACACGTTTATATATGTCCGGTACTATTAGAAGTTGGCTTCATTATGTTGATCTTCGAGCTGATAATGGCACACAACATGAGCACATGATAATTGCCAGATCAATTGGAGAATTACTTGCCGATCAAGTTCCTACTATTGCTCGCGCAATGTGGGACTGACCTTTAATATAAAGACTGAAAAACTAAACAGTCATAATGAATTTTATTGCTGCAACAATTGAATTACGATCCTTTATTTCAGATCCGATCAATGCTTATGGTCTTGATTATCGTGGCGCTGATGCTGTTGTGCCCAGTGGTAGTGGCGCTTCAGAGGTTAAACTTAGAGTCCTCTGTTATGACCGTGAAGGGCCGAAGCTTTCTCTTTTTAAAGAATGGAAGCCAAATACAAGAGCTTTGATTACTGGTAATCTTGTTTTTTCTGATGATACAAGTAAACCACTTGATCTCATTGTTACAACAATTGAACCGGGTATTCCTGATTCTGTGTATTGCAATCAAGTTGTATTAGGCAATGCTTTCTTCGGCGCAGATGAAATTAAAGAACGTAAAAATAATCAAGTAGCAGTGAAAATTGGTACGTCTCTCGACAACTCTGACATTGTGACTTGGCTTTTCCTAGAAACTCATGAATCAAGAAAGAAAAAACTTACAGATCGAATCCGCAAAGGACGGCCTATCTGCGTTCAAGGCTACCTCCGCGAATATCGCAAGGATGACAGTGACAGCCCTTATCGTGCCATTGTTGCATCTGACTTCACGACTCGAAAAGATCGAGAAAAATCTAGCAGGAATCCACAAACGAATGGTTCAGCAGCGGGTTACACAGAAGTTGATCCAACGCCGGATTATTGAACGTAAGATTCACCTAGCTCGAAATCTTTCGGGCTGGGATTATCCTATTTACCAATATTTCCAATAGGATACATTTTATTCATGCGTTTAATTTCCTCAGGTGTAAAATCTCCAAAAGTTGGATTATAGTTTCCATCGAAATCAGCAATACCATGAGTCATGCCGTGGTTATAGCCTTTATGGTAAGGCTGCAAGGATCTTTCATTGAACGGTAAATCTTTATCTTCAGGATAATATGGCATTTGCATATATCCACCATCACCTTGCCCAGGATAGTAAGGCATTTTTTTCACACCAGATTTATCTCCGGGTCTTAAAAGAAAGTCAGTTAAACCCCCATCTAATCCTGACGTTTTCATTCCTGTAATTGCACCAAGCAATCCACCATCAGTAAGGTTTACTCCTGTAGCTGAACCAACTAATCCACCTTTCATAACCATATCAGTAAGGTCAATGCCAGTTAAAGCACCAACTAAACCTTTACCAAAGACATCTGCAAAACGCATAATACATAACCTCACATTTTAATATTGTACAACTTATAGTTGTTATGTCTTAGATATTTAGATATGACACTGCAAGTTTTACCACCTGAATTACTCGAACAAAGTCAAGAAAAAATTGAAACTAAAGAACCTCAACCTTATTGGAAACCAAGCAGTCTTAAAGATGGAGAAAGCGAAGAATTTCGACTTCTGGGCTGTTATGAAACAGGTCATGCAATCATGGGTTGGCAGTACGCTTCCGAAGCAGCAGGTCCAGACGGTGAACTCAAATTCAATGGGTACATTGTTACTCGCACTCACCCTGGTACTCCTAGCGATCTTGCTCGTGAAACTGACTGGTCCAAACCAGATCGACCAAAAATTGATGGCTCCTACGTCAAACCACGTAGGTTTTTAGCTTGGGTAGGTACATCAGCTACTCGTGGTCGTCTTGAAGTACTGTTTATTGAACAAAAATCTTTACGCGATCAACTTACTGAAATTCTGCAAGAAGTTGAAGATTACACATGGACTGAAGATGGCCTTGCTAATTTTTCGATTAAGATCTCTCGTAAGGGAGCTGGTTTGGAAACTTCATACAGCATCTTACCGAAGGTGCGAAAAGTTCCACAGAAAATTGTTGATCAATGGGCATCTAACAAAGATTCAATCTGGCTTCCTAACTTCTTTGAAGGGAAAGATCCTTTTGATGGAAAGCAAGTTGACCAAAAAGGTTTACCTGCTGGTGGAATAGACAAACGAGGCAGCACTGTGCTTACTACAAAAGCTGCTAAAAATAACGAACCTGAAACTGAATTTTAATGACTAACTCACTTCAAAATTTGCCTCCTGAAATGCAAGAGCGCATTAATCAACTTATTACAGGAGCTAAAACTGCTCAAGCACCTGCTCCTATTACACGACCGCCTTCGCTAATGGATCATACTATTGCACTTCGCCAGGAAGTTGCACAGTTGTCTAATCAAGTAGTAGCGATGGGTCAAGTAATGGAGGGTGTAGGTCAACTAGTTGGAGAGCTATACCAACTTTTTCAGACGCAAACCGCAACTACAGATTACAGCTCAACTTATCAAGAGAACCAGGAACTAGAGAGTGACTACTGATAAACCTTATAGAATTCAAACTTCTGCCGGACATAGAAAATATCTATGCTCCGGCATTTATATGCCAAGTGTAACCACTGTATTATCTGCCACTGAATCAGAAAAATCTAAAGCAGGTTTACGTACATGGCAAAAGAATAATCCGGGTGCGCTAGAGGAGGCATCTACTCGCGGCTCTGCTATTCATCTTGGTTGTGAAAACTATATTCGTGGATTGGATCCCAATATTCCTGATGAATTTCAAGAATTTTGGAATGGTATTTCGACATACCTAGATTGGTTTGATACAATTCATTGGTCAGAGCGTCCTTTACGTCCTGATTGGAATCACCTTAGAAGTGATGACAAAGAAGTTGCTTACGTTTGGAGTACAGAACATCGATATGCTGGTTGTCCAGATTTAATCGGTGAAATTGGCGGTGTACGAGTTATTGCTGATTTTAAAACAAGCAATACTCCTTACTGCTCAACTTTTCCTGAACGTGGTGACCGTATGGGTTTTGGCGGTTATCGCAAATATACTAAGTGTGCTCAACAAATGGCTGCTTATCGGTATGCCTTAAATGAGCGGACAGGGTTTCTTTGTGATGTTGCCCTTATCATTGTTTCTACACCGGAAACAACACAAGGAATATTTATTGATGGAGATCAACTAGCTCTTCACGAATCGCGTTTTTTAAAACGTTGTCAACAATTTCATGAGATAGATAATGAAACTAAGGATTGCAGTCAACAAGAATTGCAAGAACAAACTAACTAAACCTGCACATGATTGGCAAAATATTAACGAAGATATTGAATGGTTACTTGGTTGGGTTCAGCAAGGTTATGGCTGGTGCGCAACTCATTTTCATAACAGGCATCGTAAATCTGATAATTCAGTAGGTTCAAATGTCATTGTTATTGATTTTGATGGAGATACTTCGCTTGCACGTTTTTGGTCAACTGACACTGCTCGACATTGGTGTGCTGCTACTTATACGTCTGCAAGCCACAGTGAACAAGAACATCGGTTTCGAGCTCTTTTTCCACTAGCTCGATTGCTTAATAGCTCTGCAGAACATCGTGGTGCCTACTGGCTTATTGTTAATCGATTACTTGCTGAGTTAGAGCTTGAAGGGCTCGCTGACAATTGCGGTCAAAAACCTGAACGGCTTTGGTTTGGAAATTCAAATACTGAAATTCAATCAAATAAAGAATGTGAACCTGTACCTGAGTTCTTGCTAGAAGATATTGCTTATGAAGAAGCCTCAAACTTTAATAGTTCAGACATTACTGATATAGATATTAAACGCTGTCAGTGGCTTCTAGAATCCTTTTTACGCCCTTCTGAAGATGGTGAGTATGAAACCTATTATGTGCCTGTCATGGCTGCTTGTGCAGGCATTGGTGAACCTATGTTCGATTCATGGGTTACATGGGTATTAAATGGCCATCACGGAGAAAAGCAAGAAAATATTCAACCATTTAAGTGGCGAGGTCTCGGTAATTATTCAGGTCATACTACACTTTATTCGCTTGCTAAAAAGCAAGATCCAGATTGGGCTAAAAAACTTCCTGTTAATCTAAGATTTGGTGCTCTTGGAGCTGCCGGAGGTTATACCGAGTTTGATCCTATTCATAACTTTGATAAGTACATAAATACAATGGAATTAAGCGCACAACAAAATGACATTGACATCGAACCAATTCCTGATTCACAGCAAGTAAAACGTAGAGGGCGTCCAAAAAAATCATCTGATGATCTTGCAAAAGAACGTGAAAGCGATGTTACTAAGGTAAAAGATATTCTTCACGATTTACGTAAAAATGAACTAACAAGTGCAATTGAGTACACTGACAACCAAGGTCAAACTATTGCTTTGCAAGGTAACGACCTTGATCTAATGACTGTTAAAGTTGCATGTGAAAATGGTATTTTTATTCCAGAAGCACGTATTAAAAGCGCGATTCAATATGCAGCATCTAAAAATTTATACTGCCCAATCAAAAAGTATCTAGAGAAGTGTGCTGCAACTTGTGCACCACATACTGATTGGAATCGTGTAGGAAAAATATTTCTTGGCAACAGTTATGCAATTGCTACAACTGCAATGCAACGCATGATGATTGGTGCTGTAGCACGTGCATTTAATCCTGGATGTTCTATGTCTTGGCTTCCGATTTTAGTAGGTCCTCAAGGAGCTGGTAAATCTATGTTTGCTCGGTGCCTTGTACCCCAAAACCTTTTTTCAGAAATTACTACACCACTAGAAACTCTGATGAAAGAGCAATATCGATTGCATGTTGCATGGCTTTTAGAGCTTCCTGAAATTGATAACTATTTTAATTCACGTAACATTGAAAACTTTAAAAATCTTGTTACTACAAGAGTAGATGAAGTTAGATTTCCTTATGCATCTTTACCAAGCAAATTGGCTCGTAGGTTTGTTCTGATTGGAACGACTAATAGAAATCAATTTTTGGTTGATAGTACTGGCAATAGACGCTTTGTACCACTTGAAATTGGTCCTAACTTTCAAATCCCTTGGAAGGAGCTTAATATTCAACGAGATTATCTTTGGTCAGCAGCTGTTCACGCATATAGAAATGGAGAAGGTTACGAATTTAATAGTGGCGAAATTGCTGCTATTGCTGATTACATCCAAGAGTTTGGTGATCCAGATCCTTGGCTTGACAAAGTTGCATCTTATGTAGCTATTCGTGATGAAGTAAGTGCTGCGGAAGTTTTAACTAACGCACTAGAGCTTGATCCTCGCAGTCAAGGCAGAAGAGAAGGACGAAGAGTTGCAGATATTCTCCAGTCAATGGGATGGAGACGTCTTGTCACTTCACGAAAAGATCCACTTACAAACAAATCAAAATCTGTTCGTATTTGGCAGCGTCCTAGCAATGATCCTCTTATTGAAGATCACATATTGAACGACTTTTAATTACACTAAAGTTACTAAAACATATATTATTCAGATACAATGAAAGCCAAAGATATTAAAATCGGACAACGTGTTGTTACTTCTCCAGGAGAACGTATTGCACTTGTAGTTGGTAAACCTGAATTTTATACTCCACGTGCCCAACTCGTAAGAATTAAGTACGAAAATAGCACTCGTTACGAGTATAAAATGAATCATCAGCTAGAGCTTCTTCCTATTGAACAACAATATGAAGTACATGGTGGTCATCATATTAAACCTGATAGTGATTTTTGATGTCTGAATCAACTCCTAATCGTAAAGTTGGTGGTCATGCTTACGGTAGACGCAACTTAAACCTTTCAAATACTGCAGAAGAAGGAACATTATGTATTTACAGCGGCCATTCTATTGGCCGTTTTAGTGCTACTTCAATGCGTTTTGATAGTCATCAAGCGTGTGTTCGATGTGTGGCTGCAGCAAGAGAAGGTAGAATGTCTTTTGACATTAATCGACTGCTTAAGAAAGAACGCAAACGTGCTCTTAAGTTTTGGTCTAAAGTTGATATTGATCAACCTGACGAATGCTGGGAGTGGCAGGGTTATAAAGCTCCTGGCAATGGAATGCCGCAGTTTCCTTGGAGACGGCCTGGAATTAGCAGTAGCACTCAACATCATCCTCAGCGCGTAGCTATGTGGTATACGTGGGGAGATCTTGGTTATACCGGTGTAAAAACTACTTGCGGTAATAAATATTGCTGCAATCCATTTCATTTAATTCCTCAAAAAATTGGTGTTTTTGTTGATCAAGATTCTTATCTTGAAAGCTTTGAACTTGCCTGTGAACTGCATACACTTAAGCAGCAAGTAGCTGAATATGCTGTTGAACAAGCTTTAAAAGAGCAAGAAATGATTACTAATGCTCAAGAACTTGACGACCGTGCAAATCTAACGTTTGCTCCAAATTCTGAATTTGCTGACCGTTGGGAAGCAGTTGTAGAAGATATTATTAATGGTAGACACTCTAGTCAATTCAATTCGTCTCAACTAAATAGTGAGGATGAAGAAAATAATACCACAAATAATGAATAATTAATTTATCCTAAATAGAGAGTCATTCTATTATGTCTAGACGCAACGATCTGATTCAGCAATTAATTGCTTCAGAAAAATTTGGTCCTGAAAAAGAACAAGAGCAGAAGTTTCTCATGGCTACTGCAGAATTGATCCTTTCAGATCTTATTAATATTGCTCTTAACGGCGTAGAAAAGCATGGTCCAGGTTCACTTGTGATTAACTTATTGAATGATTCAACTACTTTCATGTGGGCAGAATCAATTGAAATTGATCTTCAAATTTCTGAACGTGAAAACGATACAGATGTGAACGAGTTTTTACGAAAACTTTTACAGGAGATTAATGAAAATGATTGGTCGCAAAACGTGCTTATTACATTAATTAGTGATGCTGGAACAAGAACATTTGCAGTCGAAGCAGGTCGGAGCCAAGAAAGCTTTAGAGCGCTCGCAGAAGAATTTATCTGATAAACTTGCTTCTAAAGGTTTAAAGCTTCCTCTCTATCCAACGCCTCAACTCATTGATAGAGCAAGGCAAGTCATGGGTAGCATTGACTTTGACCCAACATCTGATCCTGTGCAGCAAGTACTTGTTGAAGCTACTTCAGTTCCTACTATTGATGTTAATCCACTTCAAGAACATTGGCATGGTAACGTTTGGATTGCACCTAAAGGTGCTGTAAAAAACTGCCGTATTTGGCTAAACAAAACTATTAATGAATATCGCAATGGTCATATTAATAGTTTTATTTTTTTTAGTAGTGCTTCTGAATTACTACGTGCTGCACCAATTGTGTGGGATTATCCCATTTGTATTCCTTTCAAAAGAGTTAAACAACTCCGAGCAACGTCAACAGGATTTGAATCTGTATGTCCATCTACATGGAATTTAATTGTCTATGGTCCTCCTATTCATCAAGCATTAACTGATATTGATAAAGTTTCTTTGTTTTATAACAACTTTAGAGATATTGGTCGTGTTATTTATAGCGAATATGCAGGTGATGGGTGGCAAAAGGATCTTGAGTATTACGAAGAAAATAAAGGTAATATCTAATGAGTAAACATATTGCTCAAGATTATTTTTATGTGCTTCCTTCCGAGAGCAAAGTCCATCCTTGCCGTCTCATTACAAAAGATGGAACTTTAATGTGGAAGCACGCTTTGCTTTATCAAAACTCTCAATTATTTTTACCCATTTCTGAGGCTCACGAACAACACATAATAAAAACTGCTCAGCGCTTAGAAGAGCTGAACAGTTGGGTGTCACAAGGACTTGAGCCTTGGGAATGTTTTTCAATTAAAGCGTGGTATCAACCTAACGAATCTGAGTTATCTGAAGGTATCTCTGCTTACTTCACTCATACAACTCATGACCTTACTTTTACTTATACAAACTTATTGCCACACATCCAAGATCATGAGAATTTTGAACTACGTGACAAATATCTATTCTTTCGTCGCTGTTGACAACAAGGCCGCATATCTGCGGCTTTATTAGTCTAGCGAATTAATTAATCTAGTAAGATACCATTGCGCTTTTTCAGCATCTTCTTTACTTTTCTTTTTATGCCAAAGTCTAATCATATATTTTAAAACTTGGCCTTGAAGAAAACCTAGCATTGGAGATGGCGCACTATTGATTGAATCTTCAATTACATCTATAGCTTCTACACGTCCTTGTGTGTAATGTTTAGGATTGTGCACCATACTATAATTAACGTCATTACTTTCAAACAACTTTTTATTTTCTGAATTCATTATTCTCACATCTAAATCAGTCACTTCCTAATATAGAGTCAATGAATTACTGATGTGGATATGCCCAGCCCTAAAGGTGACCCAACTTTTATTAAAAATAAAGAGAAATATTTTATAAATGTTGCACAAACTATTGCACAAGCCTCAACACATCCAAAATCTCCTGGAGGATGTATTATTGTGCGTGATCGAGAAATTATTGGAAATGGCAGAAGTTTATTAACTGACAGTAAAGTTGAAGTTGATTGCATTTCATATGCAGTAGCTGCTGCTGCTAAAGCTGGTACTCCAGCTATTGGCGCAGTTATATACAGCACTAGATATCCATTTTCTATATCTATTTTTCAAGCACATATGATGGGTATTCGTAAAATTGTGATACTTGCTCATGAGTGGGAGCCGTATTATCGAGAAGAATTTAGACGTGCCGGTCGTTTAGCAAGAGAATTACAAGTAGCAATTGAACCTATATTTCTAGATGAAGACCCAAGATTTACACAAAATACAAATGACAGAAACATTGATCCAGTTCTCTTCCCAGAAGCGAACCCGTTCACGCCAGATGAATATGATCCAGATAATGCAAAAGACACCTTCGATGAATGAACAAATTATTTTTGACCTTGAATCCACTGGTTTATTACGACAAGGATCCCGTATTCACTGCATTGTTATGCGAAACGGTAACGATGGCGGCACTTCTGTGTTTGACCATCGTCCTGAGCAATCAATCATACAAGGAGTAAAAGAACTAGAACAGGCGGATGTATTGATTGGCCATAACATTATTGGCTATGACATCCCATTGATCAAAGAGCAGTTTCCTGAATTCAAGCCTCAAGGCCAGGCCATTGATACTCTTGTTCTGAGCCGTCTTTTTTATCCACATATTGCAGATAGAGACTACGAACGTCGTCCACACGGAATGCCACAAAGGCTGTACGGACGACATAGCCTTGAGGCCTGGGGTTATCGCCTTAAGTGCTTTAAAGGTGACTTTGGCAAGCACGAAGGCAACTGGTCTGTTTATACACCTGAGATGCTTGACTACTGCATCCAAGACACCGAAGTAACGCTCAAACTTTGGGCACTAATGAAACGTCGTATGGAAGATTACTCATGACTATGAATGATTGTGTCTTGCTTGAAATGCAGATGGCAGAAATCATGTCACAACAAGAAGCCAGTGGCTTCCGTTTTGATGTAGCTGCTGCAGAGAGAGTGCGTGGTGAACTCCAAGAAGAAGTTACCCAACTTGAGCAATCAATTCAATCACGTTATATTTATGTACCAGGAAAAGTTTATACACCTAAACGGGCAAACAAGACTAAGGGATATGTAGCCGGTGCTCCTTTGACGAAGCTGTTGGACTTCAACCCAACATCACGTCAACATATTGCCTGGGCATTGCAGAACTTCCGTGGAGCTCGCTTCACCAAAGTCACAGACACCGGTAAGCCCAAGGTTGATGAAGCAACCCTTTCTGAGATGCGTGACCTCGCTTTGTCTCAAGGCAACAAGCTCCTGCATGAGGAGTGTGAAATGTTCATCCGTCTGTTGACCTTACAGAAATGGTTGGGCCAGCTGTCTGAGGGGACAAATTCCTGGTTTAACACAATTGAAGATGACGGGTGTATTCACCACAGCTGCACTCTTGCGACCCAAACCGGGCGTAATGCGCACCGTGGTCCCAACCTTGGACAAGTGGTGTCCGCACCTTGGGCACGTCAGTTGTTTGTTCCACATCCTGGTCATGTCATGGTCGGGGCTGACTTGGAAGGCTTAGAGCTCAGATGCCTAGGACATTATCTATCTGTTTATGATGAAGGCTCATTTGCTGACGTTGTACTGAATGGTGATATTCACCAGCAGAATGCTGACCGTGTTGGTTGCAGTCGTAAAGAAGTAAAAACTATTACCTATGCATTCATCTATGGGGCGGGCGACCAGAAGCTCGGTCATAGCTTGCATCCTGAGCTTAGCGATGCTCAAAAAAAGCAACTAGGCAGCGAACTACGCCGTAAATTTCTTGATGCAATTCCTGGATTGGAGCCACTTATTGATGCAGTTAAACATAAGGTTCGTGGAAGCGGTCGTCTTAGGGGGCTTGATGGGCGTCCTATATTCTGCCGTGCTGAGCACGCCGCCCTCAACTACTTACTTCAATCAGCAGGAGCCGTTTTATCAAAGCGATGGGTGGTAATTTCTCAGCAAATGCTTGATAGCGCAGGTCTTACCTACAACATTGACTACACCCGTTGTGCATACGTGCACGATGAACAGCAGCTCTCGGTTGTACCCCAAGAAGTTGATAGGATCAAAATGTTGCTAGAAAATTCGGCACCTGAAGCAGGACGTTACTATAACTTTCGTGTTCCAATCACTGCTTCTGCAGATCATGGAGAAAATTGGGCAAATACTCATTAATGTTCGCCGTAAACAACAGTATTTATTTATACTAAAAGTAAGTGCGTTGAAAGTCTTTGACTTCGCAAGTAAGCCTTGAGGGCTGAAGCAACGGAAATTCATTCACACTTATTGGAGTACATTATGTCTAACCTGACTGTACAGGGCTTACTTTCTGCCCGCCGTAAAGAGCTGCGCAATCAAGCTGAGCGTCAGCATCACATCAACAACGAACTGCAAACTATGACTTGGACTAAACAAGACAAGTCTGGAAAGTGCTACACCTATCGTGGTGTGCAGTACTGCTACAACTGAATAATATTTAAGGCCCGCATTATGCGGGTCTTTTTTTGTAATTTCCTACAATAGATAGATGGTAAATATATTAAATAGATGCGTAAAGCTGGTGAACTTATCGCGCAATATTTAAGAGAAGGAAAGCTTGCAGCAAATCGCAGTGATCCAATTGGATCTGGTGGCAATGCTGTTGTCTTCGCTTCTGATATTCCTGGAAATGTAATGAAGCAATTGAGCTATCCAGATCAAGGAAAGTTTGGATTGCCGGGAGATGCTCCAAAGGTCATTGAAGAGGCCGATTTGCAAGCTGTGGCAGCTGAGATTGGACTTGCTCCCAAAGTTGCTGGTGTAGAGACGTTTCGCGGCGGTATAGGTAATCGCATTGAAATGCAAGATGTACGACCTAACTTTGAAACTCATGGTCGACGTGCTCGTGAATTCCCTTCTGGTAGAGATGCTGTACGAGTTAATCAACAGCTTGGGCAGCTTGCGTTAAAAGGCATTCGTCTAGAAGACAGGCATAATGCCAACGTTTTGTATAACAAAATGACCGGCCGTCCTATGCAGCTTGACTTTGGTATTGCCGATAAAGTTGAAGGTTCTGAACAAGTAGCAACTCTTGCTATGGCTACAGCAGAAGGCTTTGAGGCTGCTGGCTTAGATGATATTGCAAGTATTTATCGATCTACGGTTATGGACTTATTAGAGGGTGGCGATGTAGCTGAAGCTATGGATGTAGCTAAGCAAGGCTTCAGTCGTTTACAGAAGATTAAATAAATCTAGTCTTGCTGGTTAGCAGTTCGAATTTTGTTTAAAATACTTGCTTGAATCTCAGTTTCAGGTCTCAATGATTCAGCTCGTTCACGATCATATTGTTTTTGATAATTACGCATAATTTGAGTTTCAAGCCCAGACCCAAATCCACCCGTACCTGGTGCTCTTTCTGTTCTAAATGGCTCTGCTTGCCTTCTATATCTATAAGCAGCAGCCCGTTGTTTTGCTAAAGCAGGGCCACGAAAGTTTGGCGTATATGAATCTCCTTTCCGTAATCGGCGTCGATCTACAGCCACTATAAATTCCTTATCTTTACTTATATATTATAAATCGCTGTTTGAGGATTAGATTCATTTTCAGCTTCAAAACAAATTATCCAATCAGCATTTTTGTCTAATAGCTCTGGATCAATGGCATCTTGTAGCATATTAACTGCAGCAATATGATGTGGTGAATTTGAAAATGCTTTGAAAAATCTAAGTAAATTCACCTTTGCCATTACAATCCAACTTGCTGATTCAACGTCTTCACTGCTTTGGCTAATGGAATGACAGTAGTCATTACTTTTTTAGGCAGCTCTGCTTCTCGTAATTCAATATCTTTTTTTACAAGTTCAATTTCTTGATAAGTACTAGATATACGTTCTTCTAACTTCTTTGCTTTCCAATTTGTAAACTTTAATGCCAATAATAAACTAATTATTGGTGCTGCAATATATTCCATGTGTATGTTTTAGTTACACAAAGTCTAACTCCATTTATACAAAGGTGAGACCATCGTCTTCTAAATCATCATCTTCCCATCCTTCATCCATGATGTCAGTGGGTAATTCTTCAGAGTTTTCAACATTTAATTCAAGCAATTCACAAAATGTTTCTTCAGAAATTATTTCAGGAAGCCCACTTTGCTGCTCATCAATTTTAAAAATGATGCCATTAGACATTAGTGTTTCTTGAACACCATTTTTTTGTTCCATTCTTGATTTAAGCAGCCGTAAAGCTGTCTTCTCTAACGCTGGTCGGCTCATTCTCATAACTTCGTATCTCGCTCTCGTAAGAGCAAAACGTTGCTCGATTGTTAACTGTGCATTCATCTAGTTCTTCCTCAATAAATCTTTTGTTTAAAATCCATTCTTCAATTAATTCTTTGGCAGTTTCGTTGTAAAACACTTGCCGTTCAAACCATATTAACCATGATTCTGAACCTTTTGAGTGGTTGCATGTTTGACAGCAAGGAATAAGGTTGCTTCTAAGACTGCTACCCCCTTTTGATTTTGGTTTTATGTGATCCAGTGTTGTTGCTCGATTAGAGCGACAATATGCACATAAGCCGCCCCAGCCGTATTTAATTGACTTGCGGAACTTACGCTTAGCAGAGCCTTTAGAAAGGCAATCTAGGTTGAACATTAAGTCAGCCCAGTCTTCAGCGATACCCATTCGTTCTTATTTAAGGAACTTACTAAGAATGTAACGTAGCTCCGTTCTTTTTATGTACTTAAGTAATATTTTTAGCGAGTCTGACTTATAACAAGTTCATCTAATTTTTCTTCAATTCGAATCATATGACCTTCTACACGCTCTAGTGTTTTTTCAAAATCATTTTTTGTCACATAATTTTGTGCCATGCTTAATTCAACTCCATCAATTCTTTTGTCTAAATTATCTAATTTAGAGCTTAGTTTTGATGTAAGCACAAAACCACCAGTAACTACAGCTATAGTAGCACTAATAATCGACTCAATCATGATTTAAATGAATATGAGGCCTTTTCTTAATTGTATCTCATATAAATACTTATTTTTTTCTAGAATACTTTCAAAGCAATCTTATTCATGAATTTAGAACTTGACGAGCTATATTGTCATCCCGCTCTTTATATTGCTAGATCTGATACACATCGTTGGGGTGTGTTTACATCTGACGATATTGAAATGCATGATGTTTTACAAGAATCTCCTTACTGTACGTTTCCGTACAAAGAGCTTTCTAAAAAATCAGATATACTTGTCCGCTATACATACGATTCAGCTGATAATAACCAGACTGACGAATCAATATTAGGTTTCGGATTCGCTGGATTATACAATCACTCAGTTGATTATAATGCAGCTTACGAACTTGATACAGTCAATGAAGTCATGCGTCATTATGCAACAGAAGATATTCCTGCTGGATCTGAAATTTTTATTAATTATGGATATGAAGAAGATGAAGAAGACTTTGGTGACTACTGATCTTTTTTGACTGATTTATGGCGGTATGAGATAGTCCATCCATCTTCACCAAATATGCCTGTTTCTTTCGATTCCCAAGGATCCTCAGAAACTAATTGTGCATCGAGCCACTCTTGTTCTGCTCTGTCTAGTTTACTAGGCAAGGTTGCATAAAACTTTTGCTCATTTATTGCACGACGAAGTTTTTCGGTTGGACTTCTAGTGTCAAACCGATAAATCCATTTACCGTCATGCGGTATGTTGCTTAAGCCTTTTTTCCAGGCTTAATTGCATTGATTGCAGAAAGCACCAACTGAACAACACTGTTTGACTTCAAAGGAGTTAAAGCAATAATTTCAGAAGCTGCTGCAACTACAATCCAAAAAATTGGAGATTCGATAATACCCATTTCTCTATTTATAGGTTTGTCATTATTCTAACTACTTTGCTACACAAACTACGCCTATATTTTATATATCTAGTTATTTATTAGCTACTACTGCCTATATACATTTTTAGAAAACAGTATATAAGCAGTAACGTAGTTAGCGTAGTTTCTGTAGTTGCTTTGCGATATCTTCAAGTAGCACATCGCCGTAGCTTGCTGTCATACCAGATGGTTTGTGTCCTACTACAGCCATTGCAATACTGTATTCAATCCCTGCTTGCCGCATACGAGTGATAAACGAGTGTCGAATACCATGAGCTGATATACCTGTGTGTTTTTTTAGCTTGCGACTGAAGTAGTCACCTGCGTTGGGATTCGTTGTAAAAGGGAATTTTTCAATATATTTAAAATACTCAGGGTGTATTGGCACCTTCCTCTGCGTGTATTCGTTTTTACATTTACGAATATGATTGTGCTCAATGTTGATATACGGTTGTTCAGCATCTGTCACAAAGTCTTCAGGCAACAAGCATGCCACTTCACTGATCCTGAAGCCGTGTAACCACACCGCCATAAACAATGGATCATCATGGAACTGGTGGAAGTGATCAAACTTTTTATGTGGATACTTTTTCTTAGAACGACCTAATCCCTTGAGCATTCCACGCCAGGGATTCCATTTAAGAATTCCCATTTCTACCCCGCGTTCCCACATCGAACCGAGGTAACCAAGCTGTGTTCGAACATAACCTTCTGTGTAGTCACACTCAAGGAGTTCGCACCTGTGATCAACGCAGAACTCCCTATCAATTTTGGAAGTGTCTACATTCTCAAAATGCCTTGAAGAGTGCCTCCATCCGTATTGGGTTGACTCCGACAAACGCTTGAATGACAGCGTCCGTTTACAAAGTTTTGAAACCAACATTGATTTGATATAAGCATCGCCAATGCAAATCTACCGTTGACAAACGAACCGTGTGGGCTCTACCTTATGGGATGGCCCATGCGGGTGTTGTGTAATGGTAAGACCACTGCACTGGCGTGGATGCTCAGTATATCAAGCCTCAAGCCTTATCACACACTTAGCTGACTGCTGTAATAGCTGCTCCACGCAAAGGTACTTGATAATCAGTACCAGTCTTTAAAGACGCATCAGTTGTTACAAAGATCCGAGTTACGTACTTTCGTTTCTTATCTCCGTCAAACGTATAAGCAGATCCATTCCATTCGACTTTTAGGTGTGGGTTATTTTCAGTACAAGCGATATAAATTTGATCATTGTTGTCACTATTATTTAAGCGAACACAGCCTTCATAAACTGTGTTATCGCCATTCCACCACCAACGTGGCACCCACCAGTAGTTCACAGGCCGATCAGTTAAATCAGGGCTAACTAATGTTAGATCTCCTGATTGATCTTTGAATGTTTCAAGTCCTGTAATTGTAATCGAACCAGCCATCAGCCACGTCTCCGCTGCATGACCTCACTCATTTTTTTATCTTTGAATTTTTGAGCTTCTGGTTCTTGAGCAGCTTCTTTCATTGGCTCTTGTTTGTCGCCATCACCATCTATATCAAGGAAGTCAGGCTTCATGTTATGTCCAGGCATTAGTCTTTATTGATAATGTTTTTATAGAAGGTAGCCTTCTTCTTCATTTTAGACGATGCATCTGGATCTTTTAAAACTGCATTCGCATATGACTTACGACCTTCAGGTGTGTCGGGATAACCAGCTTTTGTCGCTGCTGCGGTAAAGGTTCCTTTTGTTCCACCTTTCTTACGATGCGACATTTTTTGAAATGCCTTAGCTAAACTTTTAGCTTTAGAGCGTTTTGCTTTAGACATTATTTACGATAGCGAGCTGTTTTTGATGCAACGTCTTTAGGCTGTTTACTAAATTGCTGACCTTTACGAGCAGCGGCGCGTTTTTTAGCTGTAGAGCGAGCGTACTCTTCATCAGTCAAAGCCTCACGTGCTTTGCGAGGCAGGTAACGCTCACCAGTAGCGTTTTTACCTTGAGTCGAGTTCTTACCAGACTTGGTGCCCCACTCTTCTTTGGTCCAACTGTCTAAGGACTTTTGTGATTCTTTCTTAGGCATTAACGCATACCACTTACTGAACCTGGCATAAATGTGCCTGAGACTCCTGCATCCATCTGAGCTTTCTGCCTTGTTAAAAATGCTTCTGTTTCAGGATCTGTTACAAAAGGAGTTAATTGATTCTCAATAGCGTCAGCATCTGGCTTATACAAATGATATTTGTAAGTTTTAGGTGCATCGGTTTCTACTAATGAAGGAGCTGCTTTATAGCCGTGCTTTTCAGTTACCCCTTTAAGAGTCCCATCTGCCATTGCCTGGGGGAAAATTAATTCTGAAAGAAGTAGACTTAGAGGATTTCCTTGAAGTATCGCTCCGGCCTTTCGAACATCTCCTAAAACTTCTCGTCCAACAGGATTACTAACTGCACCTCCTAAAACTTCTCGTCCAATAGGACTGTTAACAAATGAACGAGCTGGATTAAGAATGTCTGGACCGCGTTGTGTAACTGAAATTAAATTAGGCATTAGTCTTTGTAACCTCCTCCTTTTGCTTTGTATTCTTTAGCCATCATCTGAGCTTTACGCGCAGACCACTGACCAGGCTTACCACCTTTACTGCCAGCCTTGATACGCTCAAAGATGCGTTTACGTAAACCTGGCTTTGTATAGTTACCAGCTTCATTGACACGAGATTTGGCTTTATCTTTAGCTTTACTACGAGATTCTTGTGACATGATCAGCAATTCCAACGTTTACGGGCAGCGAGGCCACGTTCACTCTTCCAGCCGCGTGAACGAGCGCAAAAAGATTTGCGGCGGGCTGCATCCTTTTTAGTTTTTGGATTAGGAGCAGGCGCTTGTAAATTAGAACCAGTCTCACGATTAATTTTATCGCGACCTTTTTTGGATAAGCCGCCACCTTGAGCAACAGAAAGTTTACCGCCACTTTTAACAGTGACTCCTTTCATTGCTCCTTTTTTCTTACTTTTTTTGTAAGTTTGCGCTTTTGATTTTGCACTTGATCTGTTTGCCATACACTATCAAAAGCACTAATATTATTCTAACGATTCTAATGGATCTCGTTTTCCATCAACAATTGCACAGGCACGCTTGTAAAACATATTGTCAGTAGTGCCTTTTTCTTCCATGACATCTTTGATTTTTTGCCAATTGGCTTTCTCGTCTTTAGTCATTGATTCGTAGCTAAATGGTTCATTTCTGCATGCATAAGATCGCTTAAGTTAGCTACCTGAGCACAGCAATTCATAATTAATCCACGTTGATTTGGAGTTAAATTATCTGCATCAATAGCATCTTCTGAAAGAACAACTGCAACATCACCTAATGCCATAACAATGGCAGGCATGCCCCACTTTTCAACAAGTCCAGACATTACAGAAAGCAGAGGATTATCACCACTTTCAACCATATTCCAAAATTGTTGACGTTCTTCTGTAGTCATAATAAAAGCACTAAGTACTTCTATTCTAGATAGAATATTGCTAAATATATCTGATATTATGGCACAGTTAACCGTAGAACAGTTCAAAAACTTTTTTAAGTATTACAAACCAGAAGATCATCAAGAATTAGCTATTGAGCTTCTTTACGATAATTTGCCTCAAGATTTATTGAATGATAATACTAATTGGATCCGTCAATATCGCAATCAAGCTTTAAAACAAAAGGAAGAGACAAAGCAGTGGCCCATCACTAAAGAGCAAATGGGTTTAATCATGAATTGTTCTACTGAAAGCATTTCTGATTCTTTGATGGATGATTTTGCTCATTGTTGTGAATTATTTGAATTTGATCAAATAAATATTGCTTATTTTTTAGGTCAGTGCGGACATGAATCAGCAGGACTTCGTTATCCTGTTGAAATTCACGATGGATCTAATTATGAGTTTAGAAAAGACTTAAATAATATTTATCCAGGTGATGGTGTTAAATTTGCTGGTACTGGTTGGATTCAAGTGACTGGACGTGCAAATCATCAGTCTTTTTCTGATTACTTGCAAAAGAAAGGTCAATATGATCCTAAAGTTATGGAAGTAGGTAAGACCTATTCAAGCGAAAAATATCCTTGGTCAATTTCAGGTTTTTGGTGGATGAACCGTGGCATGATTAGCCACTGTCAAAAACGTCCAGGTGTTGATGACGTTGGCGCTAAAGTAAATGGACGTTATCTTCCTAATGGATATGAAGACCGCAGACATTACTCACGTAAAGCTTTTGATGTCTTAGGTCTTCCTTATCCAGGCAATTAGTTATTCAAAGCTTAAAGTATCTTCACCGGCAGATCCAATAATGCCATCATTAAAGGTAATACCAGCTGAAGCAGTGCCACCACTTAAGATTATAGTATCTTGACTTTCTCCATCATCAATAGTTTCAGGTGCAGGAAGAGTTACAGGAACTTCAGGGACTGCTTCAAAACTTCCGTAATCAGCGGAAGTAATATAAGCAGCTAACTCATCTGTAGTGGTCGTTGCTTCAATAGCTTGTTCGTACTCATTACAGTAGCTACGGATTTCACTTCTACGTTCAAGTACATCAGCAGGGACTTCAACTCCAGTTTCACTGTTCCGTACGATGTACCAATCAGTAGGAGCAAGTAGAGTACCTGCAGAATATTTGGTATTAGAAATCCACAAAGTTTTTAGACCAGTTGTGGTGTTGCCTTCTTCATCAGTAATATCCTCAAGCTGCTTAGGATTATCAACACCCCAGTAAAAACGCTGATCGTAATACGGAGGGTTAGGAACCTCAGTAATACCAATAGCAGACTTTTCTTCCCATGAAGATAATCTTAGCCAGTTGGCGGGATATTGAATTCCTTCGTGTGTAAAAGCGCGGTCATAAGAGAGTGGCTTACCGTCTAACAAAAGCATGATTTTCTTGTCTTAATACTATAATTTTAGCGTTATCTAGCACGAGCGGTTTTGAAAGGATTTTCAGCAAAGGCGGCATATATATAAGTTTGACTACTTACTCCGTTCACCTCTGTACCGTTATATCTAATCTTAAAACCGTTTGAAAGAATATCTAACCATGTTCCAGCAGTTCCAGATCCCACACCGCGAGTACCTTCAATACTAGCCTTATTTGCAAATAAACCTGCATCAGACACGTTGTAAGTATCTCTTTCGGAGTCAACTATCAACCAAGAAGCATATGTCATATCGCCAGCGTTAGACGAGGCTTTAATCATAATAAATTTAGGGCGCATACCAGTAAACACAAACGGACCATCTGCGCTGCCGTTGGCGGTGTAGCTGCCGAAACTAGAGTACCCATCTACTGGGGCAAAGCAGTAATAAATTACGTCGGCGTTAGTGTTTGCATGTAAATACCCAGGGTCAGCACTTATGACTAAAGAAGTAGGCTCAGAAACATTCCAAGTGTTGTCAGTTGCTTTTGCATTGGTTCCATTTAAGCGAAGGTAACTGCCGCTCATGTCACCCAGCCCGGAATGATGCACATACCAAGGCGATGCAGCACTTATATTTTTTTCAATGATCATTTCTGGCTTAGCATTCAGCCCATGACCTACGGTATCTCCGTCTGCGTCAGCATCTGCGGTTACAGAAACAATTGAAAACCCAGCAGCCGGATTGGCGCGGACGGTTGAAGCGATTGACGGGACATTTGGTACAGTTGTCCCTGTGTCAACAAGAGTTTGATTGCCAATTTGAACTCTGACTGGTAGATAGTCGCCTGTAATTTCTACACTCGCAACACTTGAACTCCAGTTGAATCCAGTATCCTGCATTTCCTGCCCATTGCCTGTCCAAGGAAGACTGAATGTTCCAAGAGTTGTCCCGTAGGAATCCTTAAAGGTGATTCCAAGAGTAAGGGTCGTATTGTTGGCTAAATAAACGCGACCTGACAAGTTTGAATAGGCCGCGTCAGTAGTTGTCCAAGTGCAAGTGCCTGTGTAAGAACCATAGCCGTAGGTCCAGTCAAACATCTTGCCCTGGTTGGCAAGGCTAGTTGCCGACAGGTCACTACTCCAGGTTCTGCTTGAAGCGTAAATAGAGCTATTCAGGCTGCCAGCAGTAATCGTCGTGGTGGCATTACCTGCGTCCCAGGCCCAGGCGACATAAGTTTTGGAGGACTCATCAAACCAAAGGCGGCCGCTTCCGCTTTGCTCCCAAGTAATAGAAGAAGCTGCGGTGCTCTTTATACGACCAGCATCTGAGGTTCCTAAATAGTCTGTAATTAAAGCATTGGATGCACCGAATCCTCTTACACTGTCAAAGAGAATATTATGATAGGCGTGGTTTCTAGTTTTTGACCAAACCAAATCAGGCGCATCAGAGAGATTTAGACCAGTAATTGTTTTATCTCCAGAGCCACCAGCACCGGACCACGTAACTATATCAAACGCCGTCGAACCATCGGCAATCGTTGGGTCCGATAAATTCGTTGTGCAGAGTGCTTTGTAACCGCTGGGGGCGGTGTAGGTGAAGGGACGTTGTCCAAAGTTGTAAGAATCAGCACCTATTTGGTTGTACAGCCAGTGTGTTGGACTTATATTTTTACCTGTTAGACCAGAAGTAGCTTGCCCAAGGCTTGTACCATCCTTGTAAAAAGTAAGCGTCCCATTATCCATGTCGAGAGCAACACCAATAACTGATCCAGACGCAGACGTGTCTCCATTCGTGTAAGAAATTGTGTTACTAGCGTTGTAGACCTTTCCGTCATAAGGATAAAAGCCGACGAATTCATCACTATTACTCGCCCAGTTATTGCTACCACTTGCCATCTGATACACATCTGTGCAAATGCCAATCGTTGAGTATTCATCATTCCCAAGGGTGACTTCCCAATACCATTTACCAGAAGACACAAACATTGTGCTTCGGTACATAGCCCACGCAGAAGGGGTTTGCTTAATATCTAAGTTGCCATTAGAAAGCTCTCCATTGCTCGATTGACGGTCAAGCGGGTTTAACGTCGCATAGTTACCACGTACTTCACCACCCGCGCCAGTGTCATTGCCGTAGTTCGTCGGCGTGTCTACAAGGCTGTCGTTGTCAGAAATGTAAACAATCTGACCATCTACTTCTATTGCTGAGACGCCAAACGCACCAAAGCTATTTGTTGTACGAGTCCAGTCAATTCTTGTAAAGGGGGATCCTATGCTTGTGAAGTCATACCATCCCGTATATGTAGCAAACGTAGGAGTTACATTCGTCGTACCCCCCGTGAAACGAAAGACGGTCCCACCAAATCTATCCATGTCCGCATGAGTCGTTATATAGCACCTAAGAGAAGACGTAAAAGGTATTGAAAATATGGCAGCGCAGCTTTGGCCGTTTTGGCACGTTGCAAATGTAGATGTATCGTTGTCAAACAACTGTGAAGCCGGTGTGTTGAATGATCCTGTAGTGGAGTAACTTGGGCCAACTACTGTTGTGATGCCAAAGTTATTAACAGTCCAATCATTCCCATTCCCACTAGTGTCCGTCCCTAATGCGGCGATGGTGCTGTTATCGCTGAAAGGAAGGTGGAAGCCATTTACGCCTGCAGTATTCGTCGAATCAACTAAAACACTTCCATCAACCTCAATTGCATAAATAGCAGCCATATAGCCAGCACCAATTCCATTCAGTGAAATTGAAGATAGTGTTCCACTGCCAGACAACACGGTGTACCATTTTTTGTTAGTGCTACCAAGACCTACATTATCTGTGACTCCAGTGATACTTGTGTTGTTTGCTTTAATGTCAGGATTTGGTGTAGAACGCGTGTCAAAATCAGCGTAAATTCTTACCGAGTTAGAATAAGAAATAGGATTTGCAAACGTGTAAACACTATACACTGCGTTGGCTCCACCTGCGAGTGTAGCATTACTTAGAGATGCGCTGGAGCCATAAACCCCATCGAACATACCTGTGGTCGGATAGGAGGAGTTTTCGTTTGTTATTGTCTGGTTAGAGTAAACTGTACCTGCAGTTGTGTTATAGTTTCCAGTAAACTTCTTCGGTTGCCATACATTGTTATCGTCAAACTCACCGAAGCTGGTGGGGTCTAACGCTTGACCGTCGATGAAGTGAACGTCGGCTAGATAGCCGTCAAAATAGGCTGTGAAATTAGGACTGTAGGAAATACCATGTGCTTCTGTTGAGTTAATACGAAAGTCAAAATTTTGAGAAGGGTAAGTTGCTGTTCCAAAAGAATCTAATTGTTGTCCATTTACGTATAACTTTACTCGATCAGATGAAGTGCTTTGTGTGCTATCGACACTCAGAACAATATGATACCAAGCTGAAATGTCTCGAAAAACAGCACTCGATATTAAATTAAATTGAACGGAAGAAGAACCATTATTTCCTTGAAATATCAAATTATCGCTAGTACCAAAAAATAAACTTGCATAATTATCTCCAGCAACATTAGAAGTAGCAAATAAGTATTGATTAGTGCTATTGCCGGGCTTGCTCCGCTTGCACCAACCTGACCAAGTGAAAGTCCGGCGATTACCTACAGACGACGGAGTTCTACTTAGATATGCACTGTCAGCGCTATTAAAACGCAAGCTGCGTTCAATTTCGTAACCGGCACCTCCTTGTCCAGAAGCGCCTGCGAGAATATTACTTCCTACGAAACTCATGAGTAGTTTAGGGTAGCGACTGCGTGAATAGATGTAGCACTACGAACGACATAGTCGATCCGATCAATTTGACTAGCACCCGTGGATAAAACTGGTGCGCTTCCGCTTACCCAGTCCCAATAAGACCCCCAATTCAAGGTTCTTGAACCAGAACTATCTTGCGAAATAAAAATAGAGCCTGATTGACCAGCAGTAATATTGCTGGGATTTGCAATTGTTCTATTACCTCCCAATGTTACAGAAAAATTATTTGAATCATTTAAATCTGGAGTAATAGTAGCTCCATCAGTTAAAACTGTAATTTCAGCCCGTTGGCCTGCAGTCCAAGTGTTTGCAACTGAAAGAGAAACTCCGCCAGATGGGCTGCTCCACGATAAAACACCACTGCCATTAGTCGTTAGAAACTGATTATTAGTACCTGTATTATTTGGCAGAGTTAATGTATATGTAGCACCTGCACTATGTGGAGGACCTTTGATTTTTACTCCGTGAGAATTATTCTCACAATTTAGAGTTAGTTCGCCTGATCCATTGGTTGTATCACCTTTAACAACAACAGCTCCATCAAAGTTAACATCACCTGTAAAGGTCGCACCAGTAAGCTGCGCATAACCTGTGAGGCTAAGTGAATTTACTGCTAGTTCAACATCACTTCCGCTATTGTCATAAACCAAAGTATCGACTTTAATTTTCCCGTAAGCCATAATCAGTTACTAGGCATCAATCTCTAGATCTATTGTAGTGGATATTAATTGTATGATGTAATTTAAATGTTACCGCGCACGGGCGTTGCTGGCGAAGGGATGTTCAGCGAATGCGGCGTAAACGACTGTTCCTGAGCTTGGGTTGATGTTGGGATTTGAACCGCCTGCAGCACGCACTTTGAATCCATTTGAAAGAATATCAATCTTGTTGTTTGGCTCTGCTGTGTCTCCGTTAGCTAAACCAGGATATAACGCTGTTTCCGCAGCGTTATAGGTGGACCGAGCAGTGTCATGAATCATGAAATACGTTCCTCCGGTGCTTTTTAATAAAATCCACCTCGGCCTAAACCCGGTATACACGAACGGACCATCTGCGCTGCCGTTGGCGGTGTAGCTGCCGAAGGCGCTGTAGCCCTCTACTGGGGCAAAGCAGTAGGCGACGTAAGTAGCTCCAGATATGTTTGATCCGCTGATGTACGGAGTAGAAAACACTGTGCTTGTTGGTGCAACCATCGTGCCACCACCGCTTCCTGAGATATTGCTTGCAGCATTAGTTGTGTTTAGGCGCAACCAATTCCCGGTGCCGGCAGAAGCGTGCCAAACAAACCAGTTACCAGTATCAATACCTCCGTTATCCCTTGACTTTCCAATAACAAGCTGCGGAGCGACACCCAAACCGTGGCCAACGGTAGGCAATGGAGATGGAGGTGAACCTGAAATCGTGCCGGAATAGCTAACCACACTAAACCCCGCACTAGGATTCGCCCTAACCGTAGAAGTGATGCTGCCATCTGTGTTGGTGACTGTTGATGACCCTGCGTCCCAGGTCCAGGCGACGTAGGCGGCCCCACTCCCGTTAGTTGTATAGTAAGTTGTACCATCAACACCAAAACCGTCGGAATTAAAGCTAGTCAAGTAATTATTTGTTATCTCACTATTAGTCCCATCGCTAAACAAGGTTTTATTTAGGCCACGAACAGTATCTTGGAGTATGTGTGAGGTCACGGCGGGGTTGGCCGTGCGCTGTTTAATCCAAACAAAATCAGGACTGAAGTCAAGCCCGCTAATGGTCTGGGTTGAACCATTACCCGTATAAGTCACAACATCCATCGCCGTCGAACCGTCGGCAATCGTTGGGTCGGGGAGATTGGCTGTACAGAGTGCTTTGTAGCCGCTGGGGGCGGTGTATGCAAAGGGGCGTTGGCCTGCGTTTAATCTCATCTGTTTAGTGCCCGTACCTCCCCCATTAATGCTAGGAAAAACACCACTTCTCAGGTCTTCCCAATTTGAATAATTGAGAGCAATACTATACTGCTGAACTCCATTCTTGTAGAACTTAACATTATTGCCGTCAATGTCAAGCGCAACGCCTATGGTATCACTATAGGAAAAAGAGGCTCCCCCTGATAGGGAGCCGCCTACACCAGAGTAAATAGGACCAGCACTCCAGTAACCATAGGAATCTGACCCGGAACCACTTATAGAGCCGGTATAGCCAACGCCGTCCATTCCTGTAATTCCTACATATGCACTAGAATTAACTTCCCAATACCACTTGCCTGAAGACAAGAATATAGTTGCAACTAAGTTTCCGGCATTATTGGTAGTTACATCCAAATTGCCGTTGGACAACGTGTGGGCACTTGTCTTTGTCAACGGGTTCCACGTCGCATAATTCCCCCGCACCTCACCACCAGCACCAGTGTCTGTCTGCGTGCCATTAGTGGGGGAGTCTACGACGGAGTCGTTACCAGCTAGGTTCTGATATATCTTAAAAGTACCTACCCCTAAATAGTCATTAGTAGGTAGCCTAATTCTTATGTATTGATAACTAGTACCTACAGTAAACTCTTGATTACTTGTCGTATTTGTGCATGTTCCAATTGAAGTGTAGGCCGAATCATCGTTAGATCCTTCAACAATTGCTCCATTGATATATCTAGCATCCCAGGTTCCATCCGCGATACCACTGTCGCCATATCCCACAACAACAGAGGCTACATGTAGAGAGCTTCCTAAATTATTTTTTATGAACGCATTTAAATTTTGATCTGTTCCCACGCCTGTATTAGGATCGTTGTCATGAAAATTACTATCATTAGCCGCACCAGAACCTGCATAAAGAGTTGATGTTGTATAAGAACCACCAGTAACTAATACTGGGTCGAAAATTCCAATGTTATTAACCGTCCAATCATTTCCATTCCCACTAGTGTCCGTCCCAGGCCCGGCGGCGGTGCTGGTATCGGAGAAGTCGAGGTGGAAACTATTGCTAGAAACGCTTGCGCCGTTATCAACAAGTCGCTTCCCGTCAATCTCAAATCCATAGATAAGCATTCCCGAAGCATCACTTGATGTTTTAGTGATGACTATGGAAGTAACCGTGCCACTAAAAGAA